CAGACTGATTTTACTCATAAATTAAATCTTTAGTTTCATTTACTCATAGTGTTCCTTGATTTATTACCCTCACAACTTTCGTCACTCAGATTTGCACTGAGAATACTGGCTGAGTAAGCCTAGTCGGGTTTACTTTTCTAAATCAAATTAAACAAACAGGGTGAAGTTCCTGTAGACTTTTAAGTTTTGCGTACTCGATAGGATTCGAACCTATGGTGGATTATTAATCACTTGCTTAACAGGCAAGACCGTTCGGCCACTACGGCAACGAGTACAATGGATAAAGTCCCCAATCACCTCTCTACTTATTTTCCATTCCAAATCGCGATATGAAATAAAAACTTTCAATTGACTTTAGAGTTAATGATAGTTGCAACTATCAATACTTAGTGGAATAGACGGAACTCGAATCCGTAACCCCCTGAATGCAAATCAGGCGCTCATCCGCTAGAGCTTCTACCCCATTTTTTCTTTACATCATGTCAATGAACTCCTATAACAAACAAAGCTCTCATTTTATTGAGAGCTTTGCAAACACACTTACGAAAACAGATTCTTTATTGCAAAACCCTCAAACGAGAATAATCTCTACCAGCTATATTTGCTGTAAAGACCTCAAACTTAATCCCCGTATTATCACTAGTACTCCTGATGGGATTCGAACCCACAAAAGACGCAGACTGAAATTCTGCCGCCTGTACCAATTCGGCTTCAGGAGCAAATTTCTCTTCAATCTCTGTCTTTTTATCTAAACTTAACATTGTTAATAGTAATGTATTATCTCTTTCCCAATCTTTCTGTAGTAAAAATACTAAATTTATTCCATTTACAAAAGCCGCATGTAAAGTTTTTTCTTTTTTATCCTTCCACCAAAACCCCTTAGTCTCTAAATATAAGTTTAAATCTGGAAAATAAAAGTCTGGTATGTAGTATGTTTTTACTCCATTCCATTCTAAATAAAATCGCTTAGTGTTTTTAATCCAATTAAAATTATGAACGTCCAAATACTTAGCGACCGATAATTCTAACGTGGAATCCATATTAAACCCCTTATACGTACTCCTCTTGCCAATACCTGACCCCTCTCTATAACCACCAATATTCTTTCTATTAGCCATCAATCCTTTTGCATCTTTTATAGCGCACTTCCTATTACAATATATTTTATTGCGCTTATGCGGTCTTACCTTAAAACTCATCTTACAGGTTGGACAAATCTTATCTATATATGACGCATATACAGTATTTTTCCTTCTTACCCTCTCATCTTCAACCCTACTACTACTTAAACTAGATATGGATATTTTACTCTTAGTCTCCTCAGTATGAATTCTACCATTCGCACAACTTCTCGAACAATGCTTTCGATACTCACCTTCATTGAATTTTCTATCTGTTATAAATAAAATATATTCTTTTTCGCATTTCTTACAATTTAATATACGTTCCTTGGCTTTAATTCTAACCGCTTCATAGCAAGACATCATTTTGCCGTGATGGCTATTGGGATTCATTTTACATACACTTTGATGAGCTACATGTGACCTATAGCCGTGTATTAAATAAATATCCGTATTGCAATATTTACAAACTCTACTTTCCATCCTCTACAATCCTTCATCAGTAAATATTTTCCTGATCTTATTTGATAACTTCTTTTTGTAGTAAGCGTCACTCATAAATCTTGAAGGAAACTTAGCAAAGTTATCTATGTTCTTGTTACTCCAAACTCCCACTTCAAAGCTATATCTATAATACAATAATATTGAATTTGCTCTTTGGATATAACTGGTCGAATTGATTGGTAGATCGTATTGAGCTATTTTCTTTAACGCCCTTTTCTCGCAATCTAATTCTAACGCTATGGTATTGTTTAACGCCTTTCTTATTGAAGCTACTTTCTTTCCTAGATGCCATTTATCAAATATAGTTGTACCACATTTCTCTTCTTTCTTCCACACTTCACATTGCTCTACAAACTGATCGAGATGGCAGGATTCGTGTACGAGTGCCCCTAAGAACTGATCACTATATTTAGCTACCGCAAGCTCTTTTTCTTCATGTGAAAAGTAGCCTATGCATTTCATGTCATCATTTAACCATACATCCTTACTTCTAGCTAGGATTAGCTTAATGCCGTGTTGTTTACACTGCTTGCGTAAATCTGATAGAAATAAGGCTATTTCAGGTAACTGCATTGGTTAAAAATACTCATTTCTTCTTATCCTTGATTTCCCTCAACTTAATCGCTAGAAATTGAAGATGCTTCGCCCACTGATCAGATGGAGGTGATTTGACTACTTGACGCTTTTTCATTTCACCGCAAATAACTTATCTAGGTATTTGAACATTTCATCGTACTTTTCTAAGTAAAGATAGTCGGTTACTTTACTGTACTCAGTTCTGTATTTATCGAGCATTGTTGAATTCGTCAGCAATGAATACTTAACATTAGCTATGATGTCGCAAAGCTTTACGAAGACCGCTAACTCATTTGTAGCTAGTTCTTCATAGTATTGCTTTGAATGTGTACACAGATAAATTATTTCAGCCAGTTCGTATCCCCAAACATTTAGAATGTCATTGTACGTTAGTCTAGCGTCCTCAATGAGATCGTGGCCGTAGCATCCAGACAATACTAAATATATATCCTCGTCTCTTATTACTTTACTGGCAAACAATGAAGCTTGCTTTGCAACCATTTCTAAATGAAATGAGTATGGCAATTTCTTATCATACTTTTGATTACAGTAGATGTCATGTCTATCGACTGCAAATTTGTAAAATCTATTAAGTTGATCTTGTGTCATTTTTCTTTTGGTTTTAAACTATTCATAATCATAGCTGCCGCTATCCAAATTTGAGCATTTGTTAAAAACATTTTATCCTCACTTATTGTCCAGAAGAATACATTGACTCCAACGACAATTAATGGCCAAACAACTATAGGGACGTTTTTCATTTTTCTTTTGGATTACATATTGGACATAAATGCTTTGCGTTCTTTCTGTTCTTTAATTTTCTTTCGAAGTTCCTATCTCCATCTACCCATGTTCGCACTACGGAGAAGTTTATTCCTTTTTCACTAACTGCTTTTAGGAACTTGCTGCCCTTTCCTGTTCTATGATATTCTAATCTACTTTGAAGTCTATCTTCTCCCCCATCGACAAAACCTAAGTAATGTTGAGAGTGTTTTAGCTTCTCTTCTAGGTGGATGAGATAGACCATTTTATATCACTCTTATTCTCTCGACATCAATATCTATCCCAAACTTATCCTTTATTCCTTGTTTTGAATACGACTCTACTTGCATTTGATTGCAAAATTCATATGCATCCTCATACATCACATAATATCTATCTACAAATCCAGTTTCAACTATATGAATAAATTCAGGCTCGTCTCCAAATTGAAACGACCACTTATATCTTTTCTTTTGAACAAAACTCATTTTACTTTCTCCGGTTTAGTGAATGTTCCTTTTGGGTGATTCTTTAAATCCTCCAGTCTCTTTAGACTCAATGCTAGTCTATATGGCAATGCCCTTCCTCCTTGAATTGAGGCTACGTGCCTTACTTTACCTAATAGAGGGTCTTTGTAGTATTGCTGGACTGTGTATAGTGTCATGTCGTAAATCTAGTCAATTCCAACATAAGAAGCAAGTCTGAATGAATGTTTACCGAACCCCAAATCTATAAAGAAAGTGTTATTGGCAATGGCTTCATATAAAGGACTTCCAACTAAAAAATATTGAACTTTATTATTTTTCCTCATGCAGTCGTGAACTATTAGTTCTTTTTCTTGAACTACCCCATTGTCCCAAATTATTTTTACTTTCATTTCATAAATCTTTTATTCGTTTTCCAATTTAGCTTCCACTATGCGAAACTCTGCTGGCTCTACTCCTTCTTCTACTGCTAGTTCTTCAATAGCGGTAATAGCTTGTTCGCATTCTTCAATTGTTGCAAAGCCATATTGTGGCTTAACTGGCTGGCTGAATATCCATTGATTTCCTTGTTTGAATTGTGGAAACCATTTTGTTTGTGTTTGAGTTGTTGTCATGGTTTTGTTATTTAGTATCCTTGTTTGCTTTTGAATTCCTGAAACGAAGATAACTCTTTTCTCCTTCTTTCCAAAAATCCTTCTGCATCTTTTACTTTATTTTTCTGCGATTGCTCGAAGTCCTTGAATAGTTGATCTTTTGCTTCTTCAAACTTCTCAAAGTCATCTATGATCACAAATAGCCTATCTCGTTCTCTCTGCACCTTCTCCAGTAACTTCTTCTCTACTTTACTGTGATAAGTGAACGGAATGTGTGGTGTAACGAAATACAGTTCTTTCGTGCTTCTCTCTATCTCTACTTCCTTAGTGATGAATTCAAACTTCTCATTGTAACCCAATTCCAATCCTAAGAAATATACTTTGCTTATTTCTCTTTCTACTTTGTAGGCATACTTTACTTCATAGACTTCGCTCCATCTACTCTTATCGTTTTCTACTTTCTCGATGTTATCGGCACGAAGTATGTCCTTCCAATGCTTTGCTACTGATATAGTAGCGTGTTGATGCCAATCTCTAAATGGTAACTTAGCCCTATTACTCTTCCCAATTGGCTCATATAAAAATACATTGCTGTTAGACATGAATCTATCTCCTTTCTCTAATTGGAAGATGTGCTTGCCGACTTTTATCTCGTTTAGTTCAAAGTTTGAAGCTGGCTTCTCTGTGTCGTGTGTTTGTATGTGCTTTTTCATTTTTTAATTAATGTCAAATGCTTTTTCTCGAATCCATCTAATCTTACTTCTGAATTACCAATGGTATAGCCAAGCGCTCCATCTTCAAATTTTTTCAAATAAGCTGTCTTATAGCTATATCCATTTTTAGATTTACGCCAATCATGAGCTATTGTCAATCTACTGATCGAAATCCCTAGCATATCCCATCCTTGATTGGAATAAAACAAACTGTAATCCATTGTAATAAAACTTTCATCACAATTTTCTATCAGGATACCTAAGTCTACATTTCTACTGTTTTTATAATACAAATCACATAAATCTTTGAATGTTTTTATATTATTTCTAAAATCCTTTTCAAATGAAGCCTTTACTCCACGTTTTGTAAATATTTCATCTGAATCAAAATCTCTTCCATCTGGAAATGTAATATTTACATCGTATGCTGAATCGAACAAACATCTCTCTCTATTCCAAAACAATTTATAAAAATCTCCTTTTATCAAAGCTTCTTTTTCATCCTCCGCTCTCTTCCTTTCTTCATTGACCTTTGCTCTAATGCCTTCTACCACTTTCTTTTTATCAGACATGTGTTCAAGTTCATACAAATTTTTCTTATGATCTAAGTAGAACATAGATTTATTTGACTTCTCAAGAGCTTCGCGAAATGCCTTCAGTGCTGGCTCCAGCTCATTCATAGGAATGAACCAAGATGGAATCTTTAGTACTATACCATCGTATTCAGGGTCGTGAAAGTTACTCATCATCCTATATTTTTACTAGTGTAGTAGTTATCCAACAAATTCATTACCGTATCCAGTCTCCTGCCTTGTTCTTCATTGAGCAAATTTTGCTGTCTAAGATAAGCCAATTTATTTTCCTCTTTAAGTAATTCAGCAGCAATATCCAATGGCTCAATCATCACCTTCATTCTCTTAGTGTAAACCTTACCGTTATATAAGCTGGCAGTAAAGCTAACGCAATACCATACATCTTGTTGTGGTCTAAACCATCCAGTAGTAGCTCCATTGATTAGGTGACCATTTTCATCTACCATCTTGAACGAAGCTTTGTGTCCATACTCTGTTTCATTTACGAAAACATTCCCTACCAACTTAACACATAAATTTTTTACTCTTTGTCCATCTTTAATAGATGGATCGGGGGTAAGTGAATCAATATAGTCAAGTTTGGCAGCTTTATCAACTGGCATGAACTTACCCTTACGTTCAATCCAATCACCATTGCCAACCAACAAAGCTATTGCTTGTTGACGAATGGCACGATCATTATCGAAAGTAGGATACCAATCCTTCATCTCCTCATTGTAAATATAACCACCTTTCGCAATCCACTCAACGTATTTCTTATCGGATTGGAATACATCTTCAATTTTTTCGTGCTTATGTTTTCCGAAAGTTAGTATTCCTTCTAACTCAGCTTTAACCTTAGACGTTCCCAAACGAATGATTTCTTGTACGCCATCGCTATCGAGAATGATAAGCCTCTTAACATATCCTTCTGTGCTTTCATCTTCTCCAGAAATCAATCTGGCTTTCTTCTCAGCTTCTTCAAAATCAATTGAAAGATTTTGAACGAAAGTGGAGACGCAAACTCTTTCACTCATATAATGTCTATAAAGAGTGTAGAAATTTTGCTGTGCTCCTGTGAGCGCTACTTCATAAATGATTTGAATAAGTCCCATGATTTTGTGTGTTTAAAAGCTCCAATCGTAATAGTAATCTTTCACTCCAAACAACAAATTGATCTTGTTGTATTCGAATACTTTTTCAGTAATACCCTCTACTACATTTTGAGGTCTAACTCCATTGCCTCCATATACCGCTTTTCTCTGATCTTCGCTTAGGGTTCTAGCTAGTGAAATCACATCTCCCACTTTCTCAATGTAAGCTTTGGTGAATCTCACTACTTCTCCTTTAGTTCTCCATGCGCCATGACGATAAACAACTGTCATAAAACGTCCAGTCGGTTCAAGTATCCAATTTTGATGTCCCATTTCATGAGGTAACTCTGGATTAAATCTTGCATCCAGCGCTTCAAGTCTGACAGTTTTAAGATCATCGCTAACTGAAATTACTTCATAACAATAGCGATCGCTATACATGATGTGAGTAGCGCCTTGACCAACTACCGGAATAGAGGAATTGTTAGCCATCAATTGATTAATGAAGCTTCCTGCTACTCCTACTTTGTGTTTTTGAACTAATGCTGCTTTCATAATTTTGTGTGTTTTGATACTATAAAGGTATCAAATAGACTCACATCTACAAAATATTCACACAAAATTTTCTATTTATTTTTCGCGGTTATACGAAATATTCTTTCCCGTTGAAAACAACGCGAATTACGGGACCGTCTGACTGTGGTTTTTTGCCTTTCGGGAACACGAATTTTGACCCGTTCCAAATAGTGCCTTCTATGTATTCAGTTAACAGGCATCGACAATTGATGTGCAATGCGCTAATGGTAGGTTGCCATTCTTTGGTCTTTCTTCCAATGTTAGTTCCATTCCCCTCTAATTCAGCTAAGGTGAATACGATTGGCTCACTTCCTATTCCATTGGTTAAATAAGCCTCTATACAATGCGTACAGGCTCCGTTCTGCACTTGAAAGTAAACCTTGGCATTGTCACTGCTTCCAGCTCTGCGTTGCGCTAAAGCTGCTCTACCTTCATTTAAAGCTGTGTGTGAAATATACTGAACTGACTTATCGAAATTCCTAGACCAATCTCCAGTTAATCTGGCTATTTCCCTAGCTATTGACTTTCTTGATTTTCTACTAACGGTGCCTTGTATTATCTGCTCTCTTATAAATTCTTCCTGATTAGCTCTTGCGGTTAAATGCTCATTTACCACAACGTTATTTATATCTTGGAATATCTTTCCATTGTGCGATCTAATGTCAGACATTGATTGCATCTTGATATTATTGATCGTTGCTCTCTCTCTTGCATTTAGCGGAATGTGTTGTCCTGATTGGACGTACTTATGTAATTGGTCGTATGTTAACCCCTTTACTCTTTCTTGTCCTAGTATGTTTGATAACATACCTAAGTGAAAGTTCAATGACACTAAGTCTTTACTTTCATCATAAAGTCTATTGTAGTCAACTCCATGAGAGGCTAGTAAATCTTTATCTTGTTGTGAAAGGATATGTGGTCCTAAAGTAGCTCCAGCAAAAGCTAATGTCTGCTTTTGAATTAATTCAAGAAGTATGTGTGATTGATCTGGAGTGAGCATTTCATTTTATTTCAGCTCAAGGCATTTTGATTTCTCATAAAGCAAAATAGCCATCTTAGATGAAATTATATATACTGCTTGAGTACTATCTTCTGAGAATTTTATTCTCATAAAAGCTAATGAATTGCCACGAATATCTCGTACAACTATTGTGGATTTGTCTTCATGATACATTGGTTTGAATCCCAATACTTCATTTCTAATATGATCGGTAAGTATTAAAGTATCTCCATTAAATTGAACTTGCGTTTGATAATCTTCTTCGCAATTAACTTTTTCATATTTACCATCTTGATAAGTATATCTAGCTAATGAATTAAATGTAAGGTCTACTGGATATGTAATTTTAGATTTTACATTAACGGGATATAGCACTATTGTAATTAAAGAAATTATAATCGATAGTATTACTACTAACAGTGCCGTCATTTTGTTATTCATACGCCTTCATTTATTAAGTACCTACCTATATCTTTAACCGCAAACACTAATGCTTTATCAAAGAGTTTTTTGTATTCACCTTCAATGTCTTCAGCAACTCTGATTTGAGCTTTTTCTTTTGCTGGCACTTGCAATCCTTGCAACGGCAAGGCTTTATATATCCACTCTGCATCTTCCTTTATGTAAGTGAATTCAAATCCGTTAAGATTGATCTTGCTTTGGTTCATCTTCTTTTATAAACTTAGAAAGTTCATCTATAGCCGCTCCAACTAATAACAATACGAAAGCAAATGTCTCGTGGCCAGTAAAAAACGTTGATATGGAAACAGTTCCTATTATACCCTTCACTGCCATTAAAACTTTCTTTACCCATAGTGGAGTATGTTTGAAGTATCCGTCCGCTGAAAAGATTGCCATAAGTTACGAAATTTATTCTATCTAACCAAATTTAAAATATCACCTACCCCTATCTTGCCTGTAAGTAGAAATATGATTGCTGTACCGGCAAGTATTGTCCAAAAGATTCTTTGACCCCAAAGAACAATGCTATCAGTGAAACTTCTCTTAGCACCGATACTTATCTCCTGCTTATCATTAACTCTTTTGATCTCATCTATCTCTTTTTCCAATTGCTTAATCTTCTCAATTACTCCAGAGTAATTCATAGCCTGATCGCCAAACAATCCTACTTCTATTCTATCCATCTTTTTACTCATGGATTGTAAAGTAGTATTCATTTGAACTAGACTGCTCTCTATTTCTGCAACTCTCTCTTCCAAGTTATTAAATTGATCAACCGATACTTCCATTATTCTTTTCTTTTAATAGACTTAATTCTATCCATTATAAAGTGCATCACCTGCATTGCTTCTGGACTAAGGAAACCAGCTCCACAAATATAAAATACATATTGAGGGGGTTGTACATAATTGATAAATATTATCAAGAAGATGAATACTTCAAGTAATATAAATGCAAGTACGTGCGACATAAACAAACTAACTTCCTTATCTACTAAAATTTTATCAAGTCCAGCGTAACCTTCCTTCACCCATACGCTACGAAATAGTACTATTGCAGCTACTGCCACACATATCATTAAAGTTAGTCCTGCAATTATTCTAACTTGCTCTACTATCCCAATATCACCCCATTGAATCACATCTTGAGTAGTTGGATTAACCGCTATCATTACACCTAGGATAGTTAATATCTGAAAGATAATTATCTTTATCATTACTTAACTAATAAATTATCTTTCCACCAAGTATTAAACGCCTTCTCGAATGGGCTTGATTCATCATCTCCACTACCTAAAAAAGGATTAGTATTATTAAAATCAGTTTGTTCTTGTTCTTCTAATCCTTGTTGAGCCTCTTGATTTTGTTGCTGTGACATCATTTGCATTTGAGAAAAAATTGGATTAACTGGCATCTTACCCATTCCGTTGGGAAGTGGCTTCAATCCTCTCTCGTGTCTAGCTTCATCTACAGTCATATAAACAGCAGCCGCTTTTACGATTCTATCCTCTTCTTCTTTTACTGACTCATTATTAAGACCCACAAACTCTAATCTATAAAGATAATTTGTTTTAGGACCAAGTATGTGTTTATTAATCCAAGTTGAAACTGAAGTAAGAAGTGGCTTTAATCCTTTATCTTTACTGTAATCTCTTTCTTCCTTTCCTCCATCACTACCGCTACCCAATCCACCTCTATTTGTTCCCTGTAATGGGAAACCAATTTCTTCTGGAGATATTTTATAGATAGCGCATACTAGCTTGATCAGGTATTCTTGGAAATTAGAAAACTCCATATCACGATTAGTCTTCTGCATATCCAACCATTCAACTGATTCAGCATCTAGGATAGGGGTCTTGTGTGCATTATCTGCGCCCGACATCATTGCATTCCAATCTCTTCTTAGTTCTGCAATTCTATCTTTATTTATATTCCCCTTCTTAACTAAAAGAGCTCCTTTGGGAGCAGATCCTCTAGTAAAGAATGTTGCATTATACTTGTCGGCATTGAGTTGTGCTGTAACGGTTGTTACGAGGTCTTCTAGTTCAGAGCGACCATAACCATTTGCATAAATATTTGTTGAAGGATTTCTAACTCCAAAGATTAATTCCCAAGGATAGAATTCACTTATTACCTGTCCTTGGTATACTTGTACATAAGATGGATAATATCCATTTACTTTTTTCTTTCCTTCAGTGTTATTGTCATTATCAACACTATCAGCTATTCTGAATGTAGCTCCGTCAACTGCAACGAATTGAGTTGGCTCACCTAAGCGATTAGGAATGATCTCTGCGCATGCTTGATCTAATGATAGTGAATCTTCTACTAACTTTCTAACGAAGGTTTCGAAATCATCCAAGTCCCATCTGCTAGTATCGTCTCCACAATGCAGTATGAACTTAGTTAATTTTTCAATTATCTTTTTATCCCTATCGGTTAGCTCATCTGTATCCTCTACTCCCTCTTTCTTTATTACAAAACCTTTAGAATATTTATCCGGTTGGGGTTTGCAATAGTCTGCAACTTCATCTTTACGAGTATTGATTACCGCTCTAACGATTGGAGCCTTACTCATCTGTCTTAATACACCATAAGACAACGAAGTTGCCTTAGTGAAGTATCCCATTGAATTTGCCGCATCTAACGGATCAAATACAATAGACTTCATACCGTCCTGACGAACGGCTGATTGTTTTAAACTAAATTGATTTTGGTAATAATTTTGAGCTTTGTAAATAGCATCCACATCGCCACTGTTCATTGCCTTTTGCAAGGTCAATGCTTTTTCAATAGCGAGCTTGCGCTCTTGCTCTTCGACTTGTGCAAGGCGCTTTACAATATCGGTTCCTTGTAAAGACAACGGGGATTATTCTCCTTTTTCTTTCTCTCTAACAAACACGATGGTTTGCTTACCCTCATTACTTACAACAAAGTGTTTCAGATCACTTGTAGCTTTCTTGAAAGCTAAATCTTTATCATCGATACCTTCCGCTTTGGAAATATCTTCTCTGAATTTTGTAAGAGATTGAACGCTATAAGCTTCAAACTTATCAGCCGGGAATTGTTCATCGAACTCTGCCTTAGTGATTAATTTAGCCGCTTTAGGGTCTTCTACGGTATTGTTATACATACCTAGAATTCTATCCTTCTGTGCTTTCTGGAATTCTCTTATTTCTGAATTATCAAACATTGCCTTAAAAATTTTAATTGAATTAAATATACTCAAAAAATGCCTTTATTTCAGAAAGGCTAATGAGCTAGGCAATGTTTGATCTTTACTTATTGATTACTGGCCAATTCCATTGACCTTCACCGTCTCCCTGTATTATACTAGTCTTCCATTCAAGACTATTGCCATCTGATAGCACTCTTAAATTAACTAGAGTGTCGTTCCATACTGATACTATAATTGCCGGCAATTCTTCTTGAACGTTGTTGCCGATAACTTTAGCTGTTTCTCTATCTGATTTAGTAGTTTTATAAACCACTATTCTTCCGATTGTTGTCTTCATAATTTTATCAATTCTAATAACTCCTCTAATTTCTGTCGATCTAATTCCTCATTGATTCGTTACTAGCGCTGGATGGAAATGTAATTACCAATATAGGCTTAGGCATTCTGCAATGAATTTAATTCTGATTGAAAGTTATCTATGCAATCCTGATGGTATTGAATTACATCTTTTAACGCTTTTACTTTATGCTCCTTGCCTATGGTTATCTTCCACATAGGCTTACGAACATTGTCTTTACCATCTCTAAAGTTTCCAATCTTTACTTGAGCTAGTCCGAACATCTTCAATAGCTGCATCTTTTGAGTTGCTACTATCTCAGTCAGTTGTCCTTTTCTAGCTAGACGTAATGATGTGAACCAATTGTCTCCAACTACTTCCAATACCTGACTAGCAAGACTTAGAGCGTTATTTATATTCTCTTCGCTCTCTAAGAATTCCTTTTGGAGTTGTTCGTCTGACTTTGGCGTTACTACCTCTACCCCTCCTACCCCCTCTTTCTTTAACTTATCTTCCACAACCTCATTTATCAATGGAGTACTTTCTGCATTAGGTAATTGTGGAAAATTACCATTCTCATCTGCCGATTGGCAATACTTAACTTGCTTGTCGATAAGATCAACATAATCAAGATCGCCTTCCTTAACATAAGGTATTTTTATATCACTCATATTTTTGCTATTTTTAAATTTTCATGTTCCTTTAATATTCTTGCGATCTCTGGCAATACTTCTTCGTAGTAAACCGTATCGTAGCACTTCACTCTTCTTTCAGGATATTTAAAGCAAGACATAGTGGTGAAGTAATATTTCAAATGAGCTTCGCCTTCCTTGAATAGTGCCCTTAAGATTTTAATCTCTAATTCCTTTAACTTGTCTACTTGTACTTTGAACTTCTCTTGAATACTTTTCATACTATCATTCCTATCTTTAAATTTCCATTTATAAAGTCGCTCCATTATTTTTTTTCCAATAATTCTGGATTCTTATATTTATTTCCAATAATGGTCATACGACAACTATCGTCTGGAAGATTCCAATCAGGACACCATTTATCTATTACCATTCAAATGTTTTTCTGTGTACTTGAATCTCTCCTCCGCTACCTACTGTTACATCACTACTTCCAGAACGTAATCTAGTGATCGCATATCTAACGAAATCAGTTAATGGGATGACATCGTTCATGGCCCTGTGACCATCGTAAAAGCTAATGGAGGCTTTCTCACATACTGCTTGTAATGTATACTTAGTTGTATTATCCGTCACATCTCCCCACAATGCTTTCGCCCAATCTATACTACAGATTCCGTGAGGATTAAAATTACCGTAGCAATCCATCCACCCTCTTGTGTATTTTGATAGATCAATCTTAGCACGTCTAAATATGTCTTGTAAAAATGGACCATCGAAAGGCCAGTTGTGCGATATACAAATTGGAAGTGCTGTTTTCGTCTTGTAGATATTTGCTTCTTCGAATACTGTTACTATATCATTGACTAAATCTCTAAGTGGAATACCTTCTTTCTCACATAAGGCTCTCGATATGCCTGTTATTTGTGCCGCTTGAGGATCGTAGATTAATGCGTTGTCGTATGGCTTGACTAGGTTGTCGTATTTGACTATTTGTTCTAATGTTACTCCGTTAATAGCAATAGCTGCAAATTCCGTTACCGGATACTTCTTTGCATGCATTCCTTCTTTCCTATCTAATCCTCCAGTCTCGAAGTCAAGTATAACGAATGAATTTATCTTTTTAGGGTCGCGGGGCATTTTTTTACATTTTAGCTTTTAAAAATCCTCTTAAATACCCCAATGTATTACCATCAACCCAAGCTAACCCCGGATTAAGTTGTATCCATTTTTGACCATACCTTTTCTCCCACAACTTATAATAATTATAAGCAGATTTAACTTGCTCTTTAGTTTCAATAGATTGAACTACTTTTCTAAGTTTTTCAAACAATTTATTTTCATCCATAATTGAATTGTAAAGATAATTGTTTTATTTCAAACTACCAAAGACTTTCTCTCTCCCATGCAGTTGGATGGAAAGTATTATTCCAAGGCTTACCTTTTGCATAATACTCTGGGCCTACATCGAAGTGAATGAAAGTTTGTTTCTTTTCCTGATATTCTTTAAATCCTATTCTTATTTCGATGCCTAACTTATTAGAACTCTTTTTCAAGATCACCACTTCCTTATTTGTCTGCTCATCGGAAGATGTATTGATGTCCATTGCAAACCCTCCAGTTATTCTTCTATTGACTTCGTGCACTACATGAGGACTATAACTAGCTGTTCTAAATCCTTCAGTTCCTAATTGATTTTGCTTGGCCTGATTCCTATTGAATGAATTAACAGTTAACGGTCTTCCAACATCTTCTCTAAACTGATCTGCTACTCTAATCAATTGTTCGTTTACAATTAACCTTCCATAATCTCTTATGTCTTGTGCGAACTTAGGTTCTAAGTAACTAAAGTGTTTACCTATCTTAGTAGACCCTATGGGTAGACCGTATTTAGCTTGCCATTGTGGTAAAGTGATTTGCTTACCTTCCTTATCAATTACTATTATCTTGTTGTTCATCTTCTTACTAAATTAAATACTGCTATGCGATATGCTTGTTCCAATAAATTCAAATTAACACCCTCACGAATAATATTTACCCTTACTCCCTTTGCTTTTTCAATATACACTTCTACCACCTGACACATTTGATCTAGTGGAGGCAATTGATCATGATCATTGATAAATACTTCATTCCAATTCTCCATCTAATTTTTCAATTGCCAATACTAACTTAGTGTAAGTCTCTTCGTCATGTTGTTTAATGTATGTTAATTTTCTTTCAAAATTTAACAACATTATCTTTCTTTCTATATACGGACTCTCCCAAATGTTATGTGCCATTACTGGATTGCTAGTGGGTGCTTCAAATGATTCAAGCTCAATGTTACCTTCGTCCCATATCAATTCCGTCTTTCCTAATTCCTTACATCTGGCTTGAGATATTGTGTGACTAAATGATAGTGGCAATCCTCCTCTACCTAATCCTTCACATATTGGAGGTCTAACTTGCTTTATCTTATCTGTAGTGATACATAGCCTCCATTTGATCTCAGCTTGGCTTACCAGCTCCCCTGAACTTGTGCGATACCGTTTCTCAGATGAAACGCTCTTGAGCTTAGATGCCTTGTATACATGCCTTCCAAGTAAAGATTCATCAACCTTCTTGGCTGTCTTGCTAGGATTATTTCCCCCTCTCTCTTTAGCTCGCTCACTATAAACCTCTTGTTTTGTTTTTCCATTGTGTATTCTTTTGAAATTACAATCATCACATAAATAATATTTTCTATTAACTATTAATGCCAATATACCACACCCATCTCCTCTACAAATATCTCTAATGAGTTGCACTATTTATTCTTAGGCTTAATAAATGCCCATATTGCCAATATTAAAAAGTATACTAATATAGCCATTAGAATCGATACTCCAATTTTACCAGCTAACGAAAGGTCATTTAATTCTCTCACCTCATCAACCTTCGATATAAATAAAACATCTATGAATGCTATTGTGAATCCGAATGCGCCAACGCCAATGAGAAATCTTACATCTAAATACTTTTTCATTTACTTATAAATTTATATGTTGCTATCCCGACTACCGCTCCTGTTGTAAAGATAAACCATTTTCGTTCCCATAATTTAGGTCTATCTTCTTTTACTACAAATCCACTAAACTGCGTAACCTTCATTTGTGGATCATTGAATTTAATATCTGTCACTAATTGGCCCGGCTTAAAGAATGTCTTTCCTTTTCTATATGCCGTTAGCGAAAAATCTACATCATATTGATATACTGTCGATAGTGTTTTATCACTAGGATGGTATAGTTGATCTAATTCTAAAAACTTGGATGGTCTTGATGTAAATACCATCGCTACTTCTTGCTTATCTTTGTATACAATTACCGTATCTACACCCTTAGTATAAAATGTATCTTTAATGGTAGCCTTACCCTGCCAATGTGCAACTAATCTGTTGAGATTTACTACTTGCTTCTTTAATCCATCAACTTCGAAGCCTAATTGATCACCATGTTCTTTTAATTGCTTAGTAGTTACCTCAAATGTCTTAACCTGACCAATTAATTCTCCCTCTCTATTCTTGTAGTACGCAACTTGATAGTATGCGCTATCTCTTGATTGCTCTAATAAAGATATATCATCTCCTCTCTTAGTACAAGTTCTAGTTGAGATTGATACTATAATCACTAAAATTAGTATCAAAGCTTCTTTCCAATACTTTACGTATTTGATCATAAAATACTTAAATTACATTTCCATCCATAATCTTAAAAATACTAAATTACATTCTCATTTGCAAACATCTTTCTGTATTGCTTGAAGCCATTGAAGTTCCCACCTAAATCGCTAGGTTCTAAGTCCCAAATACCTAATGCTTCATCTGACGTCATAGCTTGGCCACAGTGCTCTAATGGACTAGCGTGTAATGGATTTGCACTAACTAGCTCATTATGCTTATCTACATACTTCTTCAATGTCCATTCTACTCCATCTACTCCAACTACAGTGTATGAGGTTCTTGCTGCCATTACTGTAGAAATCTTTACTCGAAGCTCGTCACTTAGACGAGTGAATTTTTCTTTATCGAATCCAAATATACCGATCTTGTTAGCTTGAATATAACCTGATCCTGAAATATCGAATTGTTGTTCGATTTCCTTCTTATATGGTATATGCCACTCTCCCGGTTCAAGTTGTTCTGGAGTAGATTCATTGTAAGCATCCCACATAGCTTCTGCTAAAGCCATCATGTGAATTTCAGCTTGGCCTTTGTTTATTTGTAGCCAATCGTAATCAGTCATATTAGCGTAAGCATCTTGAAATTGTTGAGCTTCTACTTTATTTGCAAACCTCATGAAGTCTTTTTTACTTCTATGCTCCATAGGTATTTGCTCATAGAACATTCCATACTGTGGACACCTCAACGCAAAGAAGTTCTCAAATTCTGTCGCGCTTACAATTACTGTGTGATACATGAAGGGTTCTAAGAGACGATTGCATAGTTGTTTGGTTACATAAAAGCAAGACATTAAAGTTGCACACTCTACGGCTTTATCCCTGCACAGCAACCACCACTCCACTAAAGTCTTTTCATCATTATATTCTTTCATTACTTTCTGTAACAATTGAATAATCTCTTCGTCCACCTTGTCTCCTTCTTTGTACTTAAAGACATTGGCTAATATTTCGAATAAATCATCACCTATTCTAAACTTAGTGTTTGGAGACAGATATTCTTTACCCTGCATGCCGGGGTGATCTTTTTGGAAAGCCATTGGTATAAATGGATTTTCCATTACAGACTTTAACATCTTGTGAAACGGTATCGCTCTACTTGATGCACTATTCCTACTGAACATTCTGTGTGTGTTGAATTCTGCTAGAATGATTCTAGGGAAAGTGACTACCATAGTGGTTAGTCTGAATGTTGAATCAGAACATCCCCCTTTGTGAGTGATTGAACTATCTGCTATTACTTTTGCTGTTATCATGGTTTATATTCTTTATCTACGAATTGAAAAAATGCTATAAGCTCATTAGCCTCTTTCATATGTTGAGGATAGTATCCTACTGGAAATGGAGAGAAGTCTCGTTTTACTTTTTCATAAATACGATTTCTTTCTTCCGATATTATGCATTCCAATACCTGCACCTTTGCACTATCTGATATTGAGTTAAAGCCAGAGCACTCTTCTCCAAATATCTCAATTGCAACCTTATCTTTTAATTTTTCAAAATCATTCATTTTATTTTCATTAATTCAGCGTCATTCAATAACATTCTACACGAATCCAATTGATACTTCAATATCCTAATTCTTTTTTTCGTCCTCTTGATAAAACTTTCCAAAGCCTCTTGTTTAGATGGATACGCAAATCTCTTTCTAGCTGTCTTCGATACCCAACGAGCTTCTGATCTAAGTTTACCGGACAATTGAGACCCATATCCTATCCAATACCCCTTCGGGGTTTCTTTGTATAAATTGTACTCAGTTAATTCAAGCACTGGATTTGGTATAGAAGGCAATACGTAATCTCCACTCATATCTATGGTAGCGTATTGTTTGCCTTCGTATCTGTAAAACTTCATTTTGCAAATTTTGACTGTAAAGATAACTAATCTTTTCTACTTTCCCTATCTTTTTTCATTTTTTCTTTGAAGCTTTCTAGTAGGCTCTTGTTGATCTTGTTGCCTACCGCTTCTGGAGAGCCTCTTTTATTAGCTTGCTTAATGTGCTCTGGAATGCTATCCTTCACTTCGTTAGGCTTTTTTTCTGGCTCCGGTTCTGGATTCTCATCTATGTGCTTGAACTTACTTACTACATCTGGAGGCATTTCTTCAAATGTTATGTCTTTAGTTTCCACCTTGTCAATATTTTGAACTGACGTAAGTTGATTCCTTTCTCCATTTACATCTATTTCTACCACCGTCTTCTTTACCACTACTCTCTGTATCCCTTCAATTGGAACTGTTCTGCATTCCTTGATCAATTCCAACATTTCAACTTGCTCCTCTAGTGTGAGCTTATCTAAGTCGTATCCGATTACTCCTTCCGCTCCTCTTTTCTCTTCTACCTCTAATACAGTTGCCTTTTGATCATTGAATTCTATTACCACAGACTTGTCATGTAGTCCTAACAAATCTTCTTTGTTGTTCAATGCCTGTATGGCACCTGCATACTTTGCTGTCATTATATGCCAATCCTTTTTCTTATCTAATGGTCGATGCCAACTATCTTCCATTATCATGCACTTACTGAATATCTCCTCATACCTTGCCATGTGAAGCATGAACATATACTCTCTGTCTTTATGTAATTCGTTGTGAGCATAAGTGTGAGCGTGTTTGAGTAATTCAATAAATTTACTTTCAGTCATTCGGTCATCTTCAACCAACAACATTGCGTAAATTTCATTACTTCTTAATCCTTCCTTGATGTACTGATATATCTCCTTTACTTTATCCTGATATTCAACTGTATCAGTTTTATGTACCTCATGTGATCCTTGTCCTTTCTTTCTAGGCACAAAGTCTTCCTCGATGATACTATGCGTAGCAATCTTTCCTTCTGGCTTCTCGTATCCCCTTCCTTTCTTTTTCATATAAATGCTGATAGGAAATTGTTTGAAGGGAAATAATGATTCAATGCATATACTGTAGTATCGACCGCTTCATCGTGTCTTGCATTTGGGAATGAAGTTAATTCACTTAAATATTTATCGTTCCACACTCCCTTAATCATTTTCACTCTTCCAGCTTGTGCTGTTGGAGATACTGAACTAGCTCTTGTCAATTTATCGTCTCTTATAAATTCTGCTTCTATCTCTATCACATTCAAAGCTGTCTCTCTTTTTATTGTCTGCACTACAGATTTACCATTTGCTTTTGGCTCAATATATATTGCACTATACGAAGTATATCCATTCATCGCAACGTATTGTGGAATGAATTTAATTAACTCTGGCATCTCCATCCACACTTGTGTAAAGTTGACTATGTATATATCGTCATTCTTTTCGAACACTGTAAGTAATCCAGTTGGATCATTTCTTTCTTTCTCATCTTCTGTGAATGCAGTATCTATGAAGAAATAAATAGGACTCTTGGAAGGGTCTCTAACTATCATTGCCGGATCAATTACCTCAAACCAAGCTTTCTTAAATAAGTTACCTTCTGGAGGCACTGGTCGTTGACCTATCTGTCCAGCGTATTGAAGTGATCCTAACGACTTCTTAAAACTATCTATAACTGATCTACTAAACCTTGTAGGCCAGAACAGTCCGTCCTTATAGTATTTCTTTATGTCTGGAGGTGACAATATCTCTTCGTCCAACTCTCCCGGAATACAGATATGCTTATGTTCTTCTGGACGACCGTCCTTAACATCCATAAGATGTCCAGTTAAGTCTTGTTCATGTAATCGCTGCTGAACCACTATGCGAACCCCTATCTCTAATTGATTCAGACGACTTACTAAAGTATGATCATAAAATTCAATGGTATTTAATCTCTCTACCTCAGAAGATGCCTTTTTTGGATTCTGAGGATCATCGCAATTGTGAGTTAGTATTCCATTTACAAAATAATTATGATTATCTTCTACTTCAATATTATAAACATAGTCTGGCAATTCATCTATAACCTCTATTGATTTTATTTTAGTCAATCCTTTATTCCAAGGCTCCCTTCCCTTCTTCCACTCACTATTTGGCGACAAATGAATTCCCTTTTTATCTTTATTCCAAGCACTGTGTCCTTTCTTGAATTGCGTTGATGATTTGACACTAGTCTTTATACCTGTATTCCAAGGTTGCTTTTTAACATAAGGAATATATAATCCATCGGCTCTTAAAAATAAAAATCTTCTACCGCCACACAATCCGTTCCGATGAATACTGGAATAAACTCCCACTATATCGTTTTTCAATTCACATTGTCTTATTGATTCATATTCACCAATAACTTCGTTTGAATCAATTTTTAATTCAACAACCTTCTTCGATCTACCCTGTCCTGTTTTTATATTTCTTAATCCCCTAGCAATATTCAATTGCTTCTTTCTTTTATTTTGCCTTTCAATATCGTTATTATAATTCGCCTTCCATGTTTCACTTCTCTTTTTTAAAATTTGCTTCTTGTTAGGATGATTCTTAATGCTGGTATTATCTTCTTCTCCACCCGGAGTTAAATTATATCCTTTCAGTTCAGATTTATAGTAAGCTATCCAATATTTCTCTCTCCTATTTAAATGAGCCGAATCAATACAATTCTCTATTATCTGTTTAATGAAATTTTCTTTACCATACTTTTTAACGGCATGTGAGAATGCTACTCCAGAGCCGATATAACTAATGTCTGTTTCAGGAAGCCAATTACAAGTACGCTTACCAACATAGATTTTATCATTAACTAAACATTTAGTTAAATAAACATAATAATATGTGCCCGTCTTTAATCTAGGCATTTCTTAAAATATCATTTGTAGTTAAATCAATGGCTTTAACGTAACCTCTATTTTCAGTCCACACTTCATGATCTTCTGTACACACTATCTCTCTGTCATTCATAGCCTTAATTTTCAATAATCTCTTTCCTTTATTCTTATCATATCTCAATATAGGCTTATATTCAATTTCATTACTTTGATGGTTAAATGTAGCTACCTCTACGTCTAACTTATTCTCCACAATATCACTTATACAAATATCGCCATTTTTTGTCAATATTTTTTGATCTCCACGCAAACAAATAATAATATCGCAACCAGAACCAGTAATCTGACCGCCGATACCTACCGCTTTCCTTATACCTGTGGCTGTTGTTTCATAGTTACCTGCTGCCGCTGCATCCGCTCTAAGTACAACGCGACTACCCCATAATCTTTGAAACCACTTTGTTTGTATTAAATCTCTTGATCTTCTTGAATGCTCTAAGGCAAGGTCACCTGAATATGAAGTTGTGATAAACTTCATTGATGGATCAATGGTCCAGCACCATACAGGGAAACATATTGTTGTTAGTACCGACTTACTGGAACGGAATGGTACATTGATGATTATATCTTTCTCTCTCTTCTCCTTACGGATTATTCGCTCTGCTTCTTTTTGTAGTATGTCAGCTATATATCTAGCATGCCAATTCTCATCGTAATCTGTTCCCGGATGCAATTGACAAAAAGCTGCTTTATAGAATTCATAGAACGATTGTCTATATATCTTTCGCTCCAGCGTTAATTCTATCTTCGCTAATACTGAATTATCGCTGCCCATCTGCTAATATCTTCTCTAACCTTTTTCTAAATAATTGTGACTTTGTGTGCATTAAATTAATATCTCTGTTCATGTCATTGGAATATACCATGATTGAATACATCTCTGCCTTCTCGAATTCTCTTATTAATTCACTGAATAGATTATTTAACTTAACAATATCCATCTATCCAACCTGTTTAACATTCTTTGAATTAAATCTCTTTGCATGCTTTAACAACTGATCGAGCCTCAATCTCTTTTCCTCTGGTAATTTTAAAACATCGTACTCACTGTCTACTGTCTGCAATGATATTGTTGTCAGCTCTCCTTTATTCACTCTCATGTGGAATCCTTCCTTATGGAATCCCATTAATTTCTCTTTTGCCTTTAGCGCTCTCATTGCCATACTAGAAGCATTTAGTTCATATAGCTTCTCGTATATCTTTTCATACCTACTTATGTGCAATGAGATTAAGTCGTTTACCTCAAGATTCTTTCTATCCTTTATTACCGCTCTAGCCTCCTTCATGTAGAAGTTTGCAGTATTGGGAGTGTGTTTGTATTTAGTGCATAGATAATGTCTTATTTCAGAAGGCTCCTTTCCATTAAGCATCATTGAAATAATATCATTCTGTCTTTGTAGTGACAGAATGGTATTTAATCTTAATTCTCTCTCTGGTTGAAGTCTTTTTGTTTTAGCCATTTATAAATTCACTTGCTCGAAATCATTCTGTCTATAATACTCCCTTATTGCACTCTCAGCAGCAATTGGAGTCTTAAATCTTTTTGCAAATTCAAAACAATCTAAGTATAACACCTCTCCTCTTTCCGCTAAATATCTATATTCTACTGCATCATTTTTATGTTCAACAATATACTCTCCTTTAGAATTTTTAGATACTTGAAATTCATTTAACTTATCTGTGGTTTGCGTCACCCCAATAGAATCTCCCGCTATCACTACAACCTTATCTTTCTTCTTCTCAAAATACTTCATTGCAATATAATGCATACCTATTGATCCAATTACACTGCCCACTAAATACGCCAACATCATTGGAACGTTATTTAGATTAACTACTACCTGTCTGATTACCAACAGCCACATACCATTTGACAATACGCTAGCAACAGTGTGATATAATAGTGAACTACTATTTCTAGCTCTACTAACCAAAGTGAATGATGCATTTTGCAAAATCACTATACCGATCATTTTTATAATTTCTATCATTTGCTTATTAGTTTAATGTCAAATTGCTTCTTAGACTTAATCGTACCAATGTACTTTAATTCAAATAAATGAAGTTCATCTCCATCTAAAGTATGTGCAACATATGCTGACTCTGGAGTCGATTCGAATGTCACTTCCTTTTCACCTGGCTCACATAGATACCTGTCAATTGTTATCATGTAAATCTTTTTTTCTTCTTTTTTTAACTTCTTCTTTCTTTTTCATTTATCGTCATTTAGTTTAATGTTCACATTAAAGTTTCCAATTAATCCTGTTTCCTTATTCCAGAGGAAAGCTTCTGCTGCTCTAGTAGGGCCAACATATCCTTGTTGGTGATGCCATTGATCTGTACCAGCTAACGAAGACATTGATCTAATCACTACTCCTAATTCTTCATGTAACAAGTCAGACTTAATAGTATGCTTCACTGATAACTTTCTGTGTTGATGTCCTAAGTGAAATTCTTTATATCTTGTTCTTGCCCATGCTTCTCTCGACTCATATGCCATCAATGATCTAAGTGATTCTATCTTTTCATTATTTCCATGAGTGAATCCCAATAACACATTGCCATACTCATAATACTTTCTTGGATTAGATTTATTATTAACTGTCACACTCTTATCGTCTCTATACCAACTTGCCAACGTATCACCTAAGAAAAATGATTTAGTCCAATCGTGATTTCCGGGAATAACAACTATGTCTACTGGAGCAAATTCTCTCATATAATCTATTGCTTCAATCAATAACTTCTTACCAGTCATGTAAGTCTTCTGCCATCTTGAATCTTCATCTTGCCTCGTCCCCATTGTGGTCTGATTCAAGTGACCGTCACTATTGAAGAAATCATTGCCTATTGGGAATAGTATTCTTTCATAATCAAATGCTTTTGCTCTATGAATGATTTGTTGTAATGCATAATTGAACCTAGCGGAGGCAATGTTTGTGTCATAATTGTTTTCTACTTCTTCACTCCAGCAAAGCTTGCCAAGATGGAGGTCGAAGATGTTTATCTCTAATAGATTGTTCTCTCTCTTACCATACTTTATTGGCTTGTATTGATATGGCTTATGGCTAGCTAATAGGTCTTTGTAGAACTGTTCAAAGTTAATTGCTGCTTCAATCTCTTCTCTCTTACTTAACCAAGCTTTTATTTGCCAGTTCTGATATATCTCACCTTCTGCATTAGTTACATCCCATTTGTTTACTACGTGGCGATCAATGTTCCATAAGTTTAAATTTATCTTCGCTTCACTTATCAATGCATCTAATGACTTAACGTGAGATTTACCCCTTGCGTCTAATATGCCTTTGTTCTGTTGCTCTTTTGTGAATTTAAGATAATCTTGCGTTACTTGTATATCTTTACTTAGCAGATCGTCTACTTGTGTTTTTACCACTCCATCTTTACCGTGAAATACATCTAACAATTTCAAAAACTCTGGATAGAGTTCTTTACCACTATCATTTTTCTTACAAACTCTAACATAAGCCTCTGAAACCTCAAATATCCTACACGCTTGCAGTAACGTTTTTCTATTATCAATCGCCCACCTTAAAATGTTGATTGACTTCTCTAAACGATTGAAACTCATTCAGTCTATTTGTTTGATTTAAAAGTAAAAATACGAAATTATCGCTTCAATTACAAATCACATAAATTACAATTCATACAAAACACATACGATGGAATTCCGTAATCTATATTGCTAACGAATATTAGTACCCCATCATTCCAAACAATATCTATACTGTATTGCTCTTTGCGATAATCTTGTACTAAATATAATATTCGATTTGATTGATAACTTATTTGATGCTTAAATTGACTACTTCCATCTAAAGTGAATAATAATATTTTATCATTGAATAAAAATCCAATCGTATCATATTTCATTCCCCAATATACTACTACATCATTTAAACACTTAGAGGTGTCTCTGTTGATCTGTAGTACATCCATAGTCATTTTATAAACTATTGTCTGACTAAAACAATGGCTTGATATAGTGATTAGTAAAAATGTTATTAATGTTCTCAAACGGTTTTATTATTAAAATATGTCTTTCTAATTCTTTTCAACGCTCACTAACCCTTCGCAAAAATACAGCCGTTGCCCACACACAGGCGAACGCTCACACTCTACCAACAACAGCTATAAACAATGGCCTTAGTTTGGTTCTTCGTGGGACAGTTCATCTGTTAAGTCGGTTTTAAAATTTAAAAACAAAACCAGCCGCACTTAGTTGTATTCAACTTTAGCAGTTTTCAGATAAATAGAGTAGTTGTCAGAATGAACACCTACCAAACCTGTTTCAGTGTAACTTCCATAGTTATCAACCCAAACAGGAGTATAGTCGTGCATGGTGTATTCACCACCTTTATATCCTGTAAACCTTGCCCCTATAGTATTTTTGCACATTTGTATAAAATCTGTAGCAAGCATTTCTTTCGGGTCTTTGTAGTCATCCCTACCTGTCATTTTATAGTTCAGAGCAAGTAGGTCATAGCTACCTCTCCAACTATCAAATGAAACGGGTATAGCTGTGCAAAAATCAAAACATACACGTTTAGGCGTTCCATCTTCTTGCATCAGCCCACAATTGGTAACTGCTTCGATTAGTTCTTTTAGTGTTAAAGTTTCCATCGCTTTTTGTTTTTAAATTTTAAAACCGAAGTGTGTGCTTCGTAGTGAAGTTCAGTGAAAGAAAAATATTTTTAAATGCCCCCGCGCTTGTTTTTACAAATTTGTTTAGCAGCAGATGCAAGAGTTCTTTTTGGTTTTCCATCACGCTTTGAAATTGTGACCATAGTTTCAATCCAATCCTCATCAAGTTTACCTGTTACAACACGGCAAAGAACTTGTAATTGTTGAAAATCTCCCATGTTACAAAGAAATGTTACATACTTATACTGAGTTTGCAAATGAAGACAATGTGTTTCATGCGGGTATTCGGGTATTTTCTCAATCAATTCTCCTACCCACCATTTTCTTCCTTCTCCCATGCTTGGGGCTGTTGCAAGGCATTTGCATTTGTGGTCGTGTGTTATACTTACGAACATAATCTTTAAATTGTTTAATTGTGAATGATATATGATTTAATCTCATTAAATCTTGAGCCTCTTCAAAAATTGACTTTCCCCCGCTTCGCATTTAAAAATATTTTTAGTGTGTGTTTCATAGTTACTATTGTGTTCGCCTTTTTGGCACTGGTTATACACTTGATACATTGTATGCAAGTGCTACGATACTGCTACTATTGAACATTTGTGGGAGAAAATTTAAAAAGTTTTTCAACCGCTTTATGTGTAGCCTCATCTCGTTGGCTCGCAAAATTTGTTTTTACTTCTCCTTCCCATACGCAAAAGAAATCATCAGGTGCTTTATATTCGCTTACAAACACTAAGTTCTTTTCACTCATCTTTCTGCACCAATCCCAAAATTTAGGATGGTCAAAAGCACCTGTTTTATAGGAAGTAGTATCTTCGTATGGTGGGTCACAATAAATCAAACAATTTTCAAAGTCTGAGTATTCGTCATAACTTCCGTTGATAAATTTCACACCTTGTAAGTTCGGGCTTTGTTTTTTTGAGTTTCTTATACATTCGCCCCACATACTTTTACCATTCCTTCTTGCATATCCGTTTTCAAATTTACCACCAAATGAAGCACCAAATCTAATTAGGCTTGTTATTGGATTTGGTTCTGTTCCTTTCAGTGATTTGTAGTTTTCAAGAGTAACTTCATCTGGTAATTCATCAACTAAATCTCGTATCGCTATCAATGCTTCAATAGTGTGTGGATTAGAGTCTATTCCTAACTTTTGATAGGTGTCAGGAACTTTGTCAATTAAATTTGCACCACCCACGAATGGCTCAACCCAACTTGCTATCCCCTTCCCTTCAGCTTCTTTTAACATTATCGGAAGAATGTGTTTTGCTATCCGATTTTTACTTCCCATATATTTCATCACTAAAACTTTTTAAATTTTCTTTTCGTTTTCAAATCAAAATCCTGCTAAATTAACCGCACCAGCATACAACATTGTATATAAGAAATGGGGGTGTAGCGGTATAATGTAGTCCCCAGCTACCATCGGACTTTCGGGAGCGACCCGAGCTTCTGTGCTTTCTAATCCCCCACTTCTCATATACTTTGCCGTTAACAGCCGCCCGTTTTAACAGGCTTTTTCCCCCCTTCCCTCAATACAGGAAAACAAGTAATTTTTTGTTTATAAATTTAAATAAACAAACTTTTTCTTTGCTCTTGTTGTTGCTACGAATCTTAGGTTATTCTCTTGAGTCAATTGATCTTTTGTTACTGCATATTGACTAGGTATCAGCTTCTTACCCTCAAATGTTTCAATTAAATATACGTTGTCACACTCCAATCCCTTGGATTTGTGTATAGTCATCAATTTGATTCCACTCCTCTCCTCATCATCAAACGTCTCCATTATAAACGATTCTACCTGTGAAATCGTTGTAAATTTACTAAAAAGAAGCCTAAGTATTGAAATCTTCTCTTCTATGGCAATATACTTAAGATGTTTCTTTGGATTCGTTACACCGCGTTGTTTAAGGGTATTATCAATTTTATCTATATGATTCTGTAATTGATCAATTTTGTCTATCGTGCTATCTTCTCCATAGAACTCACTTAACATCACTAATAGCCCCTTCTCCATGTCTTTCCCCAATACATAGGCTTTCTTACCCATTCCCACTAACATGAAGAATAACTCTATCAGTGGTCTCGTGTTTCTGCACACTACCATATCTCCTTCTTCAATACTCTCTACTTTACCTTTCTTAATTACCTCTCCCTCTTCATTCCCTTCAAATGATTCTATATCAGTGTATACTTTTCTAGCTTCTTCCACTATACTCTTTGCACATCTATAACTAATTGATAATGGAAGACTTACTGTATTAGGCTTATTTATTAACGTCTCAAATGAATGTGGATCACTTCCCCGGAATGAGTAGATAGCTTGGTTCTTGTCTCCCACAATAAATCTTCTTCCCTTTATTGGTCTTACTAATCTATCAATGAATAAATGATCCAACTTACTAAAATCCTGAGCCTCATCTAATAAGATGTAATCATATTGAGGCATTCTTACATCTTGATTCAATACACAATGCTCAATCATGTCCATGAAATCCATTGTGAAGCTTCCTGTTCCCCTTTCTTCGTTTTGCCTATATAGTTCTCTTAATGCCTTTATTGCTATCTCTACATTCTTTTCTTCTATGTCTAATGCGTAAGTGTCTATCAGTTTATTAAACTCTTCCCTGTTTGCTTTTGTCATTGTAGCCCTTGCTAGTCTCATTAGCTTGTCTACTTCGTATATCTTTCCCCATTTCTCTTTTGGCTTTACATCACTGAAATAAGGCTCAATTATCCTTATTTGCTTATTGTCGCTTATTGAGGCTGTATTGTAATGATTGAAGATAGCCTTACATCCTATACTATGCATTGTGAAGCAATCTGTGCCTGCTGGAAGCCTATCTTTTAATTCGTTTACTATGTGCTTATTAAATGCTGCGAATAGCACACGCTTACCGTATGGAAGTAATTTGGCTATTTCTACAAGTGTGGTCGTCTTGCCCGATCCTGCGGTTGCGGATATGGCTATATTGTTGGTGGTCGTTATTACTTGTTGGTAGATTGCCTCTTGGTAATGGCTTGGTTTGTTCTTAGTGAGTGTTTGTGTCATTTTTCTACTTCAATCTCTATTTTTTTATTCTTCCAAGTATCAATCTATCTATCTCAGCGGCTATTTTATCTCTTCTCTCTCTTTAACACTAACCCATTCTTAGTTGAGATTACTTCGTGTACTTTATCTTTCGCCCTATCTTCCTTTTCTTTTTGCAATATCTCCCACTCATTACAGACCCCCAGAGCCCTTAATTTAGTATCAAATGACTCTACATACCTTTTAGGATCATTACCTCTTAAATTAGATTGCTTAGTCTCTATGTGACCATCCTTACCGAACTTACTGAAATACACAATATCTAGCCAATTGAATCCTGATTTCAATTGTGCGTAGAATCTTCCTTTCTCTTCTGATACTCTATACTGACGTGCCATTATCTTTTGGTTTTATTGTTAAGTTTTCTTTCATCATGTTTGCATATAAATCAAGGATTTCTCCATATCTCTTTTTCAGTTGATTCTTTTCAGGACCATCTTCAAATATTCCCTTTAATGGAGGTCTTTTCTCCTTATCTCCATCCTTCTCTTTTTCATCATCCACTCTAATGGTTTGAAGAGCCAATCTTATCTCCTGCATTCCTAATAACAATGAATTAGTTTTAGTCTGAAACGCTTGTGCAAAATTCAAATCAGATTGAGCTAACTTTAATCTGGACTCATTGAGCCTGTTTTCTAGGTCGGCTAATTGATAATTACTTAACCCGAACTCTACTTGCTTAGGTGCCGTACCACTATCATCATTTGTCTTATAGATGTAGTTTATTTGTTGATCATTCATCTTACTTTGGCTTGATTTATCTTTCTGTTTTTATTTGAGATTCTGCGAAGAGCTTTTCTTTGCTTGATTTGTTTAGCCTCTAGGAGACTATCTCTTCTTACATTTCTTCTAACCTTACCGCTTCCTCCAGCATATCTAATTCCACCCATTTCTGGATGTGGAGGTGCTAATTCAGTAGTACCAGCACTCAATATTGCAGCCATTGCTGCATATAATCCAATGTTCTTTCTCATTTTTATTTTTCGTTTATATAAATTTTCATATCATGTGGAGCTGGCTTATTCCCTCCAAAATAAGGAAATAGCCTAAATTTAATCCAATCTGAACTATCATTGATTGTTATATCACAATTACCCCTAACTCTATCCCAAACATCACTCACACAAACATTGCAGTGACGATTAATTCTAATTATAGAAATCACATAAGTCTCATATTGCTTTACATCACAAAGATAAGTAATTTTTCTCTTTCCGTCATCGTAACTATATGCATATAATTCTATTGTTGTATTATTAGTACTACATCTCCACCCTATTCTTATAGATCGATAATGAGGATCAAAACCAAATGATATTCCATACAATTTATTTATATCCCCTTCTCCATATAAAGGATCATATTTACATCCTCCTCCAAGTACAAATGTAAATGTTAGCCTATGTTTATTAAAAAATGGAAACCTAAACCAACTCGCTGAATAATGATTTCCTTTTCTTATTGAATAAACAACTGTACCTATTGTTTTTTTTGAATGTTTCCAAAGAGTACATATCAATCCTATAATTAGAATTGATATAATAAATATTGTTTTAAAAAAAATCATACTTGGTCAATTATTATAGTTTCTCTTTTACTTCCTTGTCTTGCTAACTTATCTGCCATCTCATTGTAGAAGTCGCCTTTGTGACCTCTAACATGAACTAATTGAATTTGACCTCTGCCGCCATTGCTGACACGCTTATATTGTGTAAATAGTTCTTTCATCAAATCTCCATTCTTACAGGTCTTAAAATTCCTTTTTGCCCAATTCCATAACCATCTTTCGTTTATAGTATTTACGCAATAAGCAGAATCTGAATATACTACTATTTTTTGATTTTCTTTACATTTTTGTAGAGCACGAACAATTGCAAGCAACTCCATCCTACTACTGGTAGTTTTATCATATTGTCCTCCGCAATACTTCTTAACAGTACCATTGATCATTACTATACCATAACCACCTCTGCTGTGGTCAGCATTATTGCATGAGCCGTCTGTATAGATTATGATTTTATCTGTTTTCATTTATACACCCAATCTTTTAATCCATCCTCTATAGAACGTCCTCTGAGTTGAGTCGTTTAATGCCAGATGGGTATATAAAAGTATCCTTTCTATCTTTAATCTCCAAACAAATTCTTCACTATTTAACGAATGGATGTCGCATTCTCCCATATCGTTTAGAATTTTGCTTACTTTCTTGCTGTAGGTTCTTGGAGAACTATTGATTCGAAAGTCGAATGTGTTGAGCGCTAAATCGTAGTCCTTAATCTGATCAAAGCCTTCTTTGACCCAAATATCTAAGTAGTGATCCATTACCCATAATTCAGCAGCTTCAACCCTTTCGTATCGTTTCGTATCTTTACGAATATATCTCCACCCATACCAATCTGGACAATACTTACGTGCCACACCTCCGTATGTCTCTCCTCCCTTGTCGTGAGGATGATATACGTAATTGCCTTCATATTTTCTGATCGTAGCATATACGCTAGGGAAATGCGTTATATGGGTATTCTCAGATGGTTGCTTTATCTCTTCCTTTTGTACTTTAGGAATGATTAGTAGTATCAGTATTGGTAGGAGGTGTTTCATTTTTTTTATTTGATATTTTGTTCAAACCATTTTTCAAAAGATGGACTACCATAACCCGGATGCGTATTCATACAGGTGCCGTATACCTCTCCAGCTTCAAATGCTTGCTCTAAATCTTCTCTAGTATACATCTTCTCTTCACTCTTATGAAGGGTAATGTGATTGGAAGAGTTGAGTTTGATAAAATTGTAGTCAATACGATAATCCCATTTTTCACCAGGATATGGTAAACCACTAGTTTTATCTTTAATAATTGTATTATCACACTCAATCAACACCTTATCTCCATCTTTCATCTTCCCATCTACAGTAGCTTGAAGATGTTTAGGTGAGAAGTGTTCTGGTAGTGATCCATTTAATTCTAGGTCTAATCCATCCTTTAGGCCAGTAATGTACCCTATTTCTCCATAAGAATGCTAACATACCTGAGTATTTAGATGGTCTATTCTTATCAACATATCTTGATAATAGCTTACGTTCTTCTGTCGTCAATATAGGAGAATTAGGTTGATTGGGAAAATACATATCAAAAATCCACGTACATAATCCTGTTCTAAACAATTCTTGATGCTGCAACATCAACCCTAATAGTTCTTTAATACTTCTCATCTCTTTTCATTGGGTGTAAACTTACAACTACAATTCGGTGCGTAACAATCGTTAGGTCGACAACCGCTAGCGTGATCGTAATGCAATTCGCTCACCTTGTCTCTGAATGGATTGTTGTTCCAAAGGTAGCGAAATAAATAGATCAATGCTACTATCATGATGATATTTATTATGAATACTCCGGCACTGTAGATGATCGCAAATATTGCCGGGAATGCTATTGCGAGTTGAATGAGGATTGGTTTCATAGTATTTTAACTTTCTCTGTGAAATTCCTCTCCGCTATGCGATCTACTACTTTGAATAATTCAGTTAAATCTGAATCCTTCCAACCCTTCCTGTCTTTAACAGTGCTATCTAGCGCTTCTAGGACTTTGTTGCGAGTTACTTCAATGAAGTCTTGTTTCCGTTCTTCGAATGTTAATCCTTTCATTTTACTTTGTTTTTATGTGTGCTCTAATTCCTTTTTCTGTTACTTCGATTCCTTCCAGCGATTCATTTGGTTTGATGTGGAAGTGATGTCTGAGTACTGGAAGGAGTGCTTCCCATGAGGTTTGCGATTTCACTCCTCCACCTTTTATTTCACTGGCTGGAAGGCGACCGAATGATTTGATGATTTTGTTCATGCTCTTCCTTTTATTCTTTGTTGAACTTCAATGGGAAACTTTGACATTCTTCTAAGTGAAATTGCGTCTGCATCGTGGTGCTGTTTGTCTTTGTTGTTATCCCAATCTGCAAAGGCCATGAACCAAAACGCACTTGGTTTCTCAATCCAATTAGGAACGAACTTGCCGTAGTTGAGCATTCTAGTGATGTTAGTTATCACTGCTTCACGGCAATCGTGATACCCATTGTAAACCACACGCCCACCACTCTGATCGATCAATCGCTTTTGCTCCTGATCAATTGGGTCTTGCAGCTTTCTGAATTCTTCCCATGTACCATTCCACTCAGCGCTTTTTGGATAATTCGGTATCGCTATGCTGTTAAAGTCTTCGTCAAACAAGGCAATGTGATCTTCTTCTTTATTCCAAATAAAGCTTCCAGAGGAAGTGCAGTTGTGATTGTCTCTTCTATCGTTTGGTGACCAGTTGTACCAATATTTACCACTATTGACATTGCCCCAAAATGTATCAAACTGGAGCAAGATGCCATACTTGTAGTGGTATAGCACATACAGTTGTTCTGTTGGATATTTACCGTCATCGTTCTTGTGAGTGCTGGTGAATGATTCTTGGTAGATTACTTCGAATCCGAATCCGGTTACAATTCTAAGGTAGTCCTCAATGGTGTTACTGAATTGAGTGTCTCCGGCCTCCTTGAGAATCTTTCTCTTTTGCTCGTTGACTAGTATGTGATTTAAGAATCCAAGGTTAGATGTTTGCTCATCTTCCTTGTAAGACTTACCTGTGATCTTCTCTGCCTCTGATAGAGGATCGATGTCTAGGATTTTCTTGATTTCGTCTGCGTTTTTCATAGTTGTGTTTTTATAAAAAGGGCTACTGCATGGGCTGACCCTGTTGGCCGCTTCTCAATGGTTCACCCTTTTTTGATTTAGAAATTATCTCCAAAATACTTTTCAACTAACTTATTGGCTTCATCTTTCTCCAGATTCTTTTCATATAATCTGCAAGTAACATTATCTCTCCAAACTATTGTAGCATAATTGCCACTCAGTGTATTACTCACATTGATTTGTACGAGTGTGCCAACAGGAAGTGTTGTGTCAAAAATTCTGTCAGAACGAAGATCTTCGTTGTCTAAGTTGCAAGTTAATTGTGTTATATTTTTCAATGGATAATCTTTCAAGAAGATAGTTCCATTATTACGATTAGCATGTTTTTTGCAGATTTTCATCTTAATGTGTTTTAGTAGGATGAGAGTAAGCAAAATATTGACCAGCTATGTGGTAGATTGTGATTCCGAGATGATGAGTTGAAACATATTCCATCTTATGAAACTTCACTTGGAAAGCAGTTACAAATGGAATAGTCATTTTACGACCTTCGATTACAACATCGATTTTTTGTTGAATTTCAGCAGTTCCTTTTTTTGAGTTCATTTTTCTGTGTGTTTGATGATATAAATATAGGCTCACTTTCCTAATTGACCAAATATTTCAACGATTATTTTCAAAATATTTTCCATTGACTGGCTAGATTATGTTGTTTTTACCTAGAAACGCTATTAAATCGTGTAATTTCATAGATAACGCATGATTATTGGTGATTCTAATGGTTTTTATACCTCTTTCGAGTAAATAGTTGCTCTTTTTGACATCCTTTTTAACCTGCTTTTTAGCGCTGTGGTAACCTCCGTCTATTTCGATGGTTATCTTGCTGTCCTCAAAGTAGAAGTCGCTTATATAGAATCCTTTGCCCTCTATCCACCCCTTCTGAAAGGAGAACTTGAAATCTGGCATGAGCGTAGCGCGAAATTGCGTTAATAATTCTAGGAAGTGTTTCTCTGCTTTAGTTGCATTTTTCTTTAACGTCTTCTTGAATCTTTCACATACCTGCTTCTTTCTTATATATCTCTTACTACTATACATAATATTATAATAGTAAATATACTTATCCTTAGAGTATAAATACGAAGTATGAAAATAAAAGGGCGAAGCCCTAAAAAGGTGATAGTGTGCCTAGCCCCAACAACTTCGCAAAGTCGAGGTAGGTCACACGATCATTTAGTCAAAACTTTTAATTGCTAAAAGAAGGTACACAAATATACTCTTGCATTGTGCCTGTCAAATCCACTTATCGAAGGTAATGAGTCCTCCGTCTATCTACCGCTCATTTGACTCTGTGCCACGGTTTCGCTTATTGATAGAAGCCCAACAGTAACGAAAAAAATATACCTGCGCTGCCGTTCGATTAACCACAGGTATAACAAAAAAATAACTATTAATTTACTATCGTTGTAACGATCTTTAAAATCAGATGCTCGTGTTTGAGATGTGGGGTAGATTTATCAAAATGACGCTTTGTTCTTCGAGCATCTTTTAATGTGTCGTAAGGGGAATAGCCTATGTATGTACCACCTGCCCAACTAACAGTGACTCGATATTCGGCTTTGAATTTTTTAGGTATCTTACTCATATTACTTCATCTTTTCGTGATCCTTATTCGGTAAGTGCTTTACGCTATTCTTGAAGTGGTCTTTGATCTTTGCTGTCTCGTTCATCTTTGGAAGTATCTCATTCTTGAAATGAATCTTTGATCTCACCTTGCGCTGTGCTTGTTTTTTCTTTCTTAATTGATCTTCTGATAGGAATGTGCCTTCAGACGATCCCATCAATTGAGGTTCTTGGGGGATACGTTTCCACAATGCTCCAGTTTGCTCTTCCTTCGCTTTACAAATCTTTGTGTGACAAACTATCTGTTCGAGAATGTCTCTAGGTAAGTCTTTCTCATTGCCTATAAACTTCATTTCATGCATTACCTCTACTGGCTTTGTTTTGCAGTGAGGGCATTTGTATAGATAGCAGGGCATTAGAGATAATCTTTAAGTGAACTAATATTCTTCAATGTCTTTAATCTTTTGAGTGCCTTAGTTCTAAGGCGAACAATGTCTTTTAGTTTCAAGTCTAATGCTTTAGCTATGTCTTCACCTCTCAAAGGTGGCTCGTCATTCAATCCCATACTAAGTACGATGATGTCAGCCTCTTGTTGATTGAGATGGAATATAAACCTATTGATGTCGTCTATAATTGACTTTTGTTTATCAATGGAGTCTATTTGTAAGTCATCGCTGGACAGACAGTCTTCCATTGTGTTTTCCTCATCATCCTGATTAGGGCTTTTGTCCTGAATGCTAGGCATTACACCTCCGTAGGTGATAGCTTCCATTACATCATCCCTACTAACGCCCTTGAGAGATTTCTCTTTCTTTCCTAACCTAACGATGTATTCGTATAGTTCATCTAAACTAGGGTAGCGTTCAAGCTCCTGTTCTAGGATAAGGATAGCTCTTTTAATCCGGCTAACCAGTAGTTCCCTATTAGCTGGTAATTGGATCATTCTACCATTGTAGTCGAAACTAGTGAAGATTTTGATTCTAATCCACCATACAGCGTAGCTAAAGAACTTAATGTCTTTGGACACGTCAAACCTTTTAGCTGCCTCTATAAGGCCAGCATTGCCTTCTGAGATCAAATCTAGGATAGGTACTCCACCTGATTGGTATTTCTTGGCTACTGATACTACAAATCGAACGTTAGCGTTTACAAGCTTAGTAAGAGCCGCTGTATCGTTGTGCTTTTGAATCCTGATGATTAGCTTCCTTTCTTCTTCTTTCTCTAAAGGTTGATAGGTTCTTATTTCAGAGAAGTATCTTGAAAGATTGTCAGAATCTTGTGCGGTTATTTTGCGTTGTATTTTCATAATTTATTCAAGTCCCTAATTAACATCAATAAAGAAAGTACGACCATCACGATAGTGATTATTAATACAACAATATCAAATAGTATTTTCATAATTGTTTCCGTCTAGCGTATTCGGCCATAAGTAAGGAATCTCTATCTGGATGTTTTATAGAAGAGAATTGTGGGAATAGTCTATTGCCAACATCTAGAGAGGCTGCTTTTAATTCTTCCCCCTTTAAACCGCTTGGTAGCATTTCTTTTTGCCATTTTTTTGAATCTTCATATTGAAATGGAAGATTCAATACTTCAATCGTTATCAAAGTAGCTTCAAAAGCACGAAGACCTGACACGGTGGCTTTGAAGCGTGTAGGATTTACAATTGGCCTTTCCAATAATACCAAAACATTTGTGTAGCCTTCCAATTGCTTTCTTAGTAATTCGAGCAATAGTGAAAAGTTGATACGAGAAATGTATTGTTTTGTTTTCGTATAACTTAACTCTTTTTTAATTGGCGTTTTACAAAAGAATTGTTCGTCTCTACCTAAGATTGCGATACTGCCAGAAATTCCGTTGTCTATCGCTACATATATCTTGTCTATCATCTCTTGTTTACGCGTTTATTGTTAATCTCCTCTTCTGTTAATTCTGAAATATAAATCCAAGAAAACCCTCTACATTTATGTTTTAAATTACTTTTTAAAAAGTACACTGTTATTTGAGAATTTATAAACTTACAGGCTTCTATTCTACTTTCAAAAATATTAACTATATTAAAAGTATTTGGGTCTACTTGAGCTACCTTTTTCCTTAACGTAGGCTTTAGCTTACCCTTATTGCCATTAGATATTTTTTTCTTATGTTCCTCTGAATGCCTCTTACCTCTTCTTGAAGCACTCATTTTTTCAGATTGCTCTACTGTTAAATACCCATGTTTACCTTTATTCCATGCATCCTTACCAATTCTAGCTTTACTCATTTTTAATCTAGTTTCATCAGATATTGGTGGTTTAACACGCCCTCTTCTAGAATTATATTCTTCTTTTGGCGCAACTCTTCCTTTGTTCCAAGGCTTTATTCCTATTTCTAATCTAGTTTTTGATATTTTATTTTTTGAAAGCTCACTTCTTATTAAACCTTTATTCTTCTTAGATATTCTATCTCTCAATTCTTGAGGAACTTCTCTTCCCTTTTGAGCAAAACTTTGAGCAATTCTCATTTCTTCATAAACTCTAGAGCTAATTGTTATATGATTTACTCTAGTATTTCCTATCATACAAAAGGCATGAGCTAATTTTTTATTTTTAGGATATATACGATGCAATAACCAATGTATGATAAAATGTTCTCTTGCCGTTAATGTAACAATATTGTCCTTATCGTCTCCCCCTCCCATACACCTTGGAACAATATGATGTTTTTCAACATATATGTCTTTTGATAATTTTCTATTTTTAGCTCTATCGATGATAGCATTATGTATTTTATTATAATCCATATGATTAAATATACTAAAATACAAGCTAATAGAATTGTCTCTTTACTCATATAGCAATTTACTTAGTCCTTCGTATATCCAAACACTAACCACAATAGTGACAATTGTGGCTAATAGGATCAGTATTAAAGCTGCAAATTTGTGTGGTGATATTTTCATATAATTGGGTAATGAATTAAATAATAATCATGTCTACATCTATCGTTACAAAATAGCATATCTGTTTTACCTTCACATTCATCTTTTGTCAAGTGTGTCTTGATTATAACTCTACAGTTATTGCACAGTATAGCTGCGATACCACCATTGAATTTAATGATTGGTTTTATATCCCAATGATTTTTCATTCCCAAGGGTCTCCGTAATTTTTACCTAAAATTAGTTCAGCTACCTTAGCTCTTAGTCCGTTGGCTCTGGTAACATATTGAATAGGGTTGCCATTTCTAACTAATTCCATATTTCTAAGCAATTGGTCCTCAGTCCACTCTTTAGGTGTCATTTTTCCATAAGAAATAAATGGAGCATGTTGCTTAATAACTGCTTTTAATTCTAGCCAACTATTAGCTTTAATAACTACAAGAGTTACTTGGCTTTCTTCTTCTTTATTTCTCATAGGTTTCTTAATAATTCTTCTAGTGAGTTAAGCTTTATAAGTAAAAAGGCTTTAATGATTTCAGCTTCTATTTTCAATAAATCCATTATATTACTTCGCTTACCGTATTTTGTTTTCTAATCACCACTGTATTGTCATAATTCATATCAGCTCCGGCATGAGATACTAAGATGATCGTTTTACCTAACTGATTGAATGCATACGCTGCACTTTGTATTCCAAGTGAATCCAAAGGATTGGTTAATTCATCTGACAAATATAGCTCTAATCCTCCGTATTTACTACTCATGTTAATCAATTGTTGGAAAGCTAAATCTGTAGCTAAGTTGAGACGACACTGCTCACCTGCTGAAAAACTGTTGTAGTCTTTTGGATTAGTCCAGTTCCTATATATCACAGGAGTCAGTGCTTGCCTTATCTCTCCGTTCTTTAGTTTCTTAAATCCTTCTATGTGAAGGTTTAAGTCTGAACCATTGAACTTCAAATACTGATTTACCAATCCGCAAATGATCTCTAATGGTTTGTTACCTAAGTAGAACTTGAAGTCGTTGAAGTTGTTGATCCAGTTAGCTATTTCAGCATCTTCCTTTCTTTTTACTTCCAGTTGATTTTGCAATACTAGTTTACTGCGTTCCTTCTCCCTTATCTGTTCTCCTACGTCAGCTCTTTCGTCTTCAAATGTTTTAGCAGACTCATTAGCTATCTCAAGTTCTATCTTGTCGTATTCGTCAAGCAACCTTTGTGTGAAGATTGAATTGATTTGATATTTCTATTGAGACTTTCGATCTCGTTTTCGATTAACTTGTTGTTTCTCTCCTCACCCTCTATCTTTTGAATCTGCTCTCTTATCTTACTTTGCTTGAGTTGATTGTTAGTGATTATTTGCTCAACGTTAATCAATTCATTTTGAAAAGCTGAGAGATCATCTTCGGTATACTGCTCCTCACTAGTTACACTGAACTTATGATCACAATTGGGGCAAGTGATTAATCCATTGAGATAGTTCTTAATATTCTGAATCTCAAAGTTTAATTCCTGTACTAAAGCAAGCTCCTCTGATACATTTAGTTGATCGTGTTCGACTTGAAGTTTGCTTTTCTTATCTGCACCTATCTTTACCTTTTGATTTCGCTTTTCTTCAATCTTTTTTTCAATTTTCTTAACATCCTCATCTAAGTCAAAGGTTTGAAAACCAACTGTATCCTTTTTCTTTACTAACTCATCAATTCTTTGAGCTTTCAAAGTTTCAAATATAGCCTGTCTGTCTTCGTTTAATGAATCTTGCAATGCTGCTATGTATCCATCGCATTGATTAATTAGTGATTCATATTCTACAATACTATCTCTATTTGTTTCTTGCTCTACCTCCAACTTAGCAATAGCCTTATCGACAACTTCACTTTTACTAAAGCGACTAATCACTTCAAGTTTACGATCAGTGTTGACTCTAAGGAAAGGCTGATAGTACTTACCTGAAATTAGATAGTAGTTCAATAAGTCTTCTGCCTTAATGTCTAAAATCTCTTTGAGAATGTAAGCATCTCCGGCTCTAGTATCTACTCCATTTTTCACTCCCTTCTTAGTCGGTATTGTTTTAGGAACCTCTCCGTTAACTAGGATGGTTAGTTCGGCTGACTTAGTGTTGCTATAAAACGTTCTCGAAATGACGCAAGTTAGTTTATGTGGCTCGTTGTGCAATTCAACTTGAACCGTGAATGAACTACTGTCACTATCCCACTTAACACAATCCTTTGTATTTCTTCCAGTCAATGAGTATCCAAGCAATGCTACTGCAATGATGTCTGCAAATGATGTCTTGCCAGAACCATTGCTTTTCTGTCCATCATTATCATTATTCTCTCCTCTGATAACATAGCACTTATCTTCAAAAGAATAAGCTACCTTATCAAATGACATGAAGTTACTAGCCTGTATGTGTTTTACTTTCCACATATCAAAATCCTACTATAGTCCAGTAAATCGCTTGAAAGAATGCATATAGATAAACCGTCATTACTCCGGGAATGCCTAATAGAAAGTCTACCTCATTTAGCTTTCTGAATTGTATTAGTTCAGCGGTATCCGCTGTCGCTCTCCTCCAAAGAATGTAGATCATTGCAAAGACATATATGTCTGCAAAGATTAGTATGTGTTGTGTGAATGTTAGCATTTTTAGATTACTGTTTGTAATATTTGTTTTCCGAATTTTGCATTTTTTATATCCTTCTCTTTTACCCATTCATCATAGGATTCAATAATATCATTAGATGACAAAGTTACGCTTTGTTGAGCAATATTGTCTAATGGTTTGAAAGAATTTTTTGTTATTTCTACTTTGGTTCCAATTGACTGCAATTCAATTAGGTGAGGCTTTTGATCTTCTGACACTTCTCCTTCAATCCTTACCCTTATATTGGCCTCTTTCTTTTTACTGGACACCTTAGACATAAACTCTTTAGTTAAGTCTTGAGGCAAGATGTCTACTGTGATGTATTGAGGGAATTTGAGATTGATGAAATCAAAAGGGTCTACGATGTCGTCATAAATTATTACACACCCCTTGTCCGGAGTCTCTCCAAAGTTTGCTTGGTAAGCTGATCCAGTGTATATAATCTTTTCACCTACTAATTGACGATCATGATAGTGACCTATAAGAACGTGTTGGAATGGTTTGAACATATCCTCTGTGACTTCATTATCTATTAGTGTACCACTATTAGATTTAACTCCATCGATACCTACGTGAGTGATTAGGATGTTGGTCCTACTTTCATCTACGGCTTGTAGTACTACATTAAGCTCCTCGACATATCGCAATGCTTCATCGTAATATGGGAGAAAGTAAATGTCAATGTTTTCTCCTAATAGAGAGTCTCCTGAATCAACTACGTTGAATGTTTCTCCGTCATCGAATGCATCTAGGAAAGATGTTTTAGATACATAAGAGGTCTTATCGTGATTGCCAGCAATGGCAATGATTTGTATTCCCCTCTTCTTTGCTTCATTCAATATCCCCTTGAAAGTATTGAGGACAATTTCTGACTGTCCTTTGCGTGAGGTGAATATATCACCTCCGTGAATCACTTTCTTTATTCCTACACTGTCAGCTAAATCGAATACTTGTTTAAATATTGATTTGTTGATTTCTATAGTGCTTTCGGAAAGGTGAGTATCGGTAATAAATATTGATATTGGAGTTTTCATTTTATTATTTTGAAGACAAGGTGAGATTTGAACCCACGACCTCCACCGAAAGGATGGCGCTCTACCAACTGAGCTACTTGTCTTACCGTTTTACTTCTTACCTAACCTGTTTCTTAATCCGGCTAACCTTTCGTTTACACTTGTAGGTTGAGGCGCTGTAGCCATTTCTTCCTCTGCTTCGATTGGTTCGTCAATCACCTCTTGCTCTTGAGCTGCAACTGGAGCACTTCTACGAGTAGGAACGTTTACAGTAGGCTTTGGAGGTGCTACTGCTGCTCTTACTGGAGCCTTTGGAGCCACAGTTGCTTTAGGAGCTACAGCAGGACGCTGCACACGAGTAGTCACTGGAGCTGGTTCAGCTTGAGGCTCTGCTTCTTCTTGAGCTTCCTCTGTTTCAGGAACAAGGGTAAACATCTTATCAATTGAATCGAGGAACTCATCGTACTGGAATACTCCAATGCCATAACGCTCTGCTGCAAGCGCTTTGTCAAAATTCTCTAATCCTTCCAACTGATACTTCAAGTCTTTGTGAGTGAAAGAATTGACGAATCTCTTATACAGAGACTTCGTTGCCATCAATTGCTCTAACTGTAGTTCAGTCAATGGAGTTGGAACAAACTGCTTATTGAACTTACCCTCCATCTTGTAATCCAATTCAACAGAGTAAGCGGTATTGAGTCCAGTGCCACTCTTAGTAATGATGATTGCAATTCCATCATCTGGATCACTGAATGGATCGGGAGTAGTTGGGTCATTTGACATGCTAGCGGCAAGCTCATTCAATTGGTCTTTAACGGACTTCTTGATCTCAAGCGTTGCTAGTTTACCTGAACGGTCCCAAGCGTAACACTGCCATGTATCTTGTGGCTTTAATCCACTCTTTTTCTTCACTACATCGAAGGATGTAATTTTCTTCCAGATTGCATTTTGAACAGCCTTATCTTCACCTGCAAAAGCTGGAATAGCGGTATCCTTTGCTACCTTCATGTACTCTTCCACTAAATCAATTTCAAAGCCACCGTGAACACGGCTATTGAAAACAGGTTTTTGTCTGTTCTCAAACTGCCCTTCGATCACTTTTTTGTTCTCATCTTTCTTAGGTACACTTACCTCTAAGAATGAAACGCACTTAGCTTCGAATGGAGACTGTCCACCATCTTCTGGATGGAATGGTGCAATACGAAACCAGTTCTTACCGTCTTTAATTTCATGCACATCGTTGTTGAACTGGTTGCTTGGTCTAAGCACTTCTTGATGTTGCTGTTGTTCATTGATTGCGTTCATTGACGCTGCTTTGAACTTACTTCTGTCGAATCCTGCCATTTGTTTTGTTTGTTTTTAAATTTATGGTAAAGGTAAATAATTATCTCTTATTTTCAAAATAGTTTTTATGCGCTCTTATTTGTACGCTGTTGATTGTAGCTTCAAGAATGTCTTTTTCAAATTCGTCTGGTTGAATCTTTGCTGAAATGTTGTCAAGCTTCTTGTCCTTAGACTTTGCTGACCAATATAGACCATCAATGATGTCTGCTTGCTTCTGTACTTGAAAAACTTCGTATTTCTTAACCTTGTACTTAGGGTCAAGTTTTATGGATGCTTCTAAGCACTCTCTGTTACCTTTTCTCCGTCTCTTATGAATTTCTTCTTATGATCTTGATATAATTGTGCTTCAAATATAGAGAAGTCAAGTTGCACTTCTCTAAGAAGAGCATCTATTTCAGACTTAATGTTTGATATGCGATTGAATATAACAGGGAATGTGAGTATATCACATATGATATTGTTGTAATCAATAACTAATAAATCTTCTACGTCAATATCGGAAGAGCCAAAGTCCTTGATCTCTAAGGTGAGGACTTTGGTCTTTAAATGGATGGTTGTTTTTTCAGCTTTTTGTTTATTCATTTTCGTATGGATCGTAGCTTGGTTCTACCTGATCTTCATTGTGCCTTTTTATTTCATCCTCGATAAAATCATTAGAAAGCTTTTCCATTGTTCTTTCTTTTGATTCTTCATACCCGCATTGACAGATAAATCTAATAAGACGTGGCTTATAATGTCCACCTTTCTGGACAACCCTTTCTTTCATTTCCTTACCACATTCTCGGCAAATCATGGGATCAAAGGTAAGTGATTCATTTTACAATTGCAAGAATAATTTAATATTGTTTTCCATGCATGTGCTCACGGGTTGAATTATATCTGGCCTTGGCTTTAGTATGTTCTTCTAATGGAATGTCAAGCCAGCCTGAAAGATCGGCTAATCTGATTTGAACGTCAGCTAATTCATCCTCAAACGTATCTTTTACATTGGTCTTGAAATATTCAACAAATCTATCGTCTTCTATAAATTCATTCAATACTCTCATACTACCAACATCATCTTTGGCATTTCTTTTCTTCCTATTGGCCTCCAGAGCCTCACCCAACTCAGATGTAATTAACATTAATCTTTGCCCAATGAAAGCGTCTTTGACTGCATTGATTTCTTCTAAGGAAAATAAAGACATTCTCATTTTATCCAAAATTGATTTTGGTAAATCATAAAACCCTTTACTCACTGCATTGCCATGAGAACTTTTTACCAATTCATTTAATTCCATCTTTTTAATATTATTTGTTTGAGTTTATTTTTGATCCAGTATAGATTGTTGAAAAATCTTCTGATAACAAAGCCACGAAGCACTGATATGATAGTAAATAGAAATGTAGATATTCCCATTTGACTAGGTGACATTTCTATTCCGCAAAGTTTATTAACTATAGGGAGAAAGAAAATTGTAATACAAAAGCCAACTAATGTATTTACAAACGCCTCAACTAGAGACTCTATTCTCGTTTGATTCATTTTCCTTTTTATTTATGACAAAGTGATAGCTAAAGAACATTGCATTACACATCAAATGTCCTATATGAGATTCGTGTGTTTCTGGATCGTTATCTTGTCCATCCATCAAGGCAGACAAATGACGCATAGCAGATTCAAGAACCTCTTTTCTATCTATTTTCTTTTTCCAATTGTCTGGAGCATATTTTTTTGCACCAATTTCTAATACACGAACCATTGGAGTCAATGACTCATAATGCACTAAAGACCATTTTGGCTTACCTGCATTGTATCGTAATGCTTTTTCCTCTTCTTTCATATTTTAGTAAAGTTAATACATTTTATACAATTTCACAAACCCCTCCGGCACATGCTGCCTCAGCTTTCTGGTCAGTTAAATCTTCTATTTCAATCACTTTAGTTAAATCAATGCTATGAAGATGTGAAACTAGTTCATCGTATCTTTCTTTGTCGATGGTTTCAAATGGAGCCTGAACATAAGTATGTTCTGAATGAGGTAGTACTGCTAATCCATTATAACAATCTCTATTACTCCACATCCAATCGCCAACCTCGTTCCATTCATTATCCTTCACGGTAATTGTTGCACTTACGTTATGGGTATTGTTGCCATTGTTATGGCCATTCTTAACCCATCTTTCAGATATAACCTTTACCCTATTTAATAAATCTAATGCTGATTCATTTCTAGTTACCGCTCCATTTGGAGATTTTTGTGGAACTTCGATTACTGCCGTGTCATGCGGTCTAAAGCTCTCATCCTTTACTAATTCAGGATGATATACACTAAGGTAAGTGTATAACGATTCATTCTTACCTATTCTAATTCTACGAATGTAATACTGATCATGCCATGCATGGATGCCAGAAGAGGTTCCCAACGTTAAACTAGTAGTTCCAGCAGGTTTAACACAAGTCAATCTTGCAGATGAATTTATTCCTATGATACTGGCAACTCTTTCATTTTCCTTTCTTACAACTTCAACGGCTTGCTCTATGTTGTACTTGAATACTTCCATTGAAGCAATTCCAGTCATTGAAACTCCCAATAAAGCATCTTTGTCGGTTGCTCTTTTCCACTCTGATCTCAAGTAATGAAAGTCAGTGTAACTAGCTTGCAATGTTCCTATAAATGATGCTGCCGCCGCTCTATTGTTTAAATCTTCTTGAGACTCTATTGTTGATGCATTTATCTCTACAAGGTTGCAAAACTGGTATGGGCGCAATGCAATTTCACAATTATGAGCAATAACTCCTTCTATAATCCCCCAATGAGTATTGTCATCTAATGAAAAATCAAATACCTCTTGTTTCTCTGATAATTCTTTAACCTTCAATACCTTGGGCGCTTTATCTAAAATTAATGAATTTAAAGATTCCTGCTTATAGGTATGAACAAAACCTATTAATTCAGCGAATTTAATAACGGAATCAAATCTTGATATATTTATATCATAAGACTCTTTACAAGTATACGTGCCATTGCTGAATTGTACATTTTTTTCTTTATTAGTTGTCATGTATGCACTTATACCAAAACTAGAAAGAGTGTCAATTAATTCTGCTCCTAATTGGAATGATGTAGTCTTATAAGAAATCCTTTGTCCCTTTATAATGCTTCCATTTGCAGAATACATTCCTTTCAAAAACATTAACTTATCCCCCTTATCCCAAAATACATATGTTTTGGGAAATCTTCTTTCTGGAAGTGGAGAGGGGTCGAACTTTAATGACCTCAATACTTCATTGTATCCATTAACGTAATATGTTCTTTTACCTACTTCACTTTCAATATTTAAAAGTTCGAAAATATCAAAATCTTTTTCTCCAATATTAATCTCTAATCCCTTATGTGATTTAGAATCTAACCTACCCAATACCCCATCTCCTTGTATAAAGCCATATTTTGTAAATTCACTAACTTCATTATTTATAGAATAAAATGGCATCAATCGAAATTTATTTAATTCAATGGCCGACTTTTCTTCTCCAGAGGTGATCATAAATCTATGATCTCCAGTGCATCTTATTTTAGTCTTGTTTGATAAAGTTAATTCAACTATATCCTTTTCTCCATTTGACCAAATGGTTCCATTAACAACTTCCCCATCTTTATTTATTAATAAATTTTCCCCAATGCAATCTTTTATTTGCTTATAGCCCTCATGTGTTAGAATTTTAGTTTCTCCAGTGAAGCAACAGGGGTTTGTGCCCCAATCTTTATCATTGGTGAGATATATGCCCGGCTCACCTGAACCAGATAATCTAATCTTATCCCACAATTGATTGAAGAATTTCTTGGTAACTTTATATCTAAGCAATGCAGCGCTATTGTTGGACCTACCTCTTTGTGGATTCAATTCCCACCATGATCCAGTTTTAGCGCTAATCATTTCCTCGTCATCGGCACTGAATAAACATATCAATGCAGCTCTACGTATACCTCCGGCCAACACTGCGTCAGCAATGTGACAAATAAGATCGAATACTTCTAGTGAAGTTAACTTCTCTCCATCTTTTTTTTGAGACAAAATGGCCTCCATTTTAACAATACAAATTTTTAACGGCTCTGGACCGGGAGCCTTACCTCCTGTAGTTACCAACCTAGCCCCCTTTGATCTAATGTCACTAAAATCAAATCTAATGGTATCTCTGCCCTTAAAATAAGAAGACATTAATGCCTTTATAGCATCTGCCCAACCTTCTATTGAATCTCCAATTAAAAATCTCTTTGTTTTATTTGGATTCGGTTTCTTAATTTCAGGAAGCTTATCAATATGGTGCTTCTGTACAGAAAATCCCACTCCAGTTCCACCCAATAAAAGAAACATTGTTTCTTGGAACGCATGCCAATTATCTACTGGCATGTAGGCACAATTGAACATTCTGGTCCCGTTTACCTCAATAGGCTTTCCAGCAAATTGCATAGAGCGCATTGATGGCAAAACTTTCTTCTCTAATACAAACTTATACGCATCATTTATTTCACTCTCCAATTGAGGGAATTTCCTAATGTGCATTTGTTTATTTCTATCTACTAGCTCTTCCCAAGTTTCTCTTCTTTGTTTCTCCGGTAAGTATTTTGAGTACTTTAAAAAAATAGTTACATCTGACAGGATTTTTTGACTGACATCCATTCGCAAAAAAGAATTAAAAAGTTATTGATTATTTATTTTTTAAAGATACTAATTTCTTGTCGTCATCTACCCAACTTCCTATCATTATTGCACCAATTTTTGTTACTATTATGTAACCGTCCTGACACTTAATGATTTGCTGTTGTGGTTTCAAAATATTTCTATTCTTGAATTTTCATTGCTATATATACAATTCTTTTTATTGTAAGCGTCATATTGAATCTTACCGTTAAAGATCATTGCATTGCCTACGTTATTCTCTATTTCACTTCTCCATTTCTCCCATTCAGCGTTCCAAATGATTACATCAGTGAGATCATTGTTGTTGTCTATAGTGATCTTCCCCATCTCACCCTTCTTAGTCTTTCGCTTAACCACCTCAACTATCAATCCGGCTACCGTAGCAAAGATACCATCATTATCTGATAATTGCATTGCGTCTGGTAAAATATATTCTCTGTGACTGAAACCTTTGTCATCTATAACGGTTGAATAATCGAAGTATCCATAGCCAGATAAGTTTCTTTGCAGCTTATACCAAAAGAACTCTGAGTATACATCTTGACCTTTCAACTCTTCTGGAGTATCGATGGAATACAATTTGCAAAATTCATTGACTAGCTTAATCCTTTGTATTGGATGTTCCAAATTATGCAAATCATCAAAGCAACCGGATAGTATTAAGTTCTTTACAACTCTACTATTGACAGATTTGCCCTTTACCCTTGTTACAAATTCCTCTAATGAAAAGAATTTACCATTATCGTTTCTTTCTTTCTCTATTGCATTCAAAGACACTTCTCCTACTTGCGCTATTCGAGACAATGACCAATAAATTGAATTAGTTTCCCAATCAGTATAGAAAGTTGATCTTGAATTATTAATATGTGGCCCCTGTAACTTAATGCCATCAAATTTATTCATCTCGCTAATTCTTTTAGCGACCTCATCGTCAGATGCATGTTGCAAAGAAGTTGTCCAGAATTCTAATGGATAATGTTTCTTTAACCATTGGGTTTGATAACCTATTAATGAATAAGCTACTGCGTGAGATAAGTTAAATGAGTATCCGGCAAATACTTCAATTTTACTCCATATCTTACTTGCTTCAAATTCAGAGCAGCCATTTGCCACGGCTCCAGCTACAAATTTATCTTTGTAGCTTTTCATTTTCTCTAAATCCTTTTTACCTGTTGCCTTTCTTACTCCATCACCGTCTGTGAGAGAAAATCCTCCAACTTTTTGAACTATAAAAATAGCTTGCTCTTGGAACACATATAATCCAAACGTAGATTTTAATATTTCTTCTGTGCCAAAGTCATATTCAGGTTCTTTTTTACCATTCTTAATTTTCACATAGTCTATATGCGCCCCACTGTCCATTGCACCCGGACGGTACAAAGAAGTTATAGTGGCAAGTTCCAGTATTGAATCTGGCTTAACGTCTCTACAATACGCTGACAAGCCATCTGTACCAAATTGGAATACATCTTGATTCAAACCTTTGCCAAATAATTCAAATACACTTTGATCTTTTAAATCAATACAATTTAAATCTAACCTAACACCATGATTCACTTCAATCAATTTTATCATATCATGAAGCTTATCTAATTGCGTCAATCCTAAAATATCTGCCTTTAGAAATCCAGCTTCATCTAACTGTACCCCTTCCCATTCGCTAACAAGTACGCCATCAATAATTTTACAAGGAAACCAATCATATATTTGCATTTCCTTTCCTTCATGTTCACTTGGGACTATAAGTACACCTGCTGCATGTACAGAAGATGATTTTGGTTGACCTAATATTAATGGAACATCTGAAACAGATTCAGAATGATCATTGATAAACTCTTTTAACTTCGTTGTTTTAGCTCCCTCATGAAATAGGCTCGAATAATCGTCATTACTCTCTTCAATGAATCCAGCAAAGTAATTTATATTTTGAGGCTGCTCTCCATGAAATCTAAGCAAGTCTCTGAATGCAGCTTTTGTTTTCAGAGTAGTATAGGTTCCTATTGACGATACGTTGTGTACCCCAAACCTTTGTTCCATGTATCTCTTTACATCTTCCCTTCTATTCGACTCGAAATCCGTGTCAATATCAGGCAACCCCTTACCGATACGAGACTCATTTAGAAAACGTTCAAAAATCAAATCATATTCCAGCGCATCTACTTTAGTAAGGTTACAGAAATAAGCTACTATTGATCCAGCAACTGATCCACGTCCAGTGCCTACCATAATTTCATTAGCCTCTGACCAATTGATAATATCTCTAAGAGTTAGGAAATAGTCTACAAACCCACCTCTTGAAATAATATCAATCTCTCTCTCCACTCTTTGTAAATACTTATCTACATCTTTACCCTGTTCTGTTACTTTCTCTAATCCTTGATCGATGATATGCCAAAATAATTCATCGCTGTTCTTGAATTTCTTCTTCTCTTCTTTGCTTAATATATATTTGGGTAAATGGATTTCCTTTGTATTTATCTTAAAGTCACAACCGCTTGCAATAACCTCTGCTCCAGCTATTGCATTTTCAAGTACATCCAATGCAAAATCTTCACCCTTGGTTGTAAACATTTCAATAGCTTGGTTAGCTACATCCTCTAATGACTTGAAATATTGATCGATTGATTGATATTGAAAGCCACCTTTACCTATAAAGCTCAATAGTTTTTTTACTCTACTGTCTTCCTGATCCAGATAGTATGAATCGCATATTAACGCTAATGGGATTATTTCCCTGTACCTATCTAGGTAGGTCTTCAAACAATTGAGACACTGCAAGTCTCTATTTTGAGCACTGTATGTAGCTGGATCAAATTGATAATATATATCAATGAAAAGCGACTTATCTAATTCCCATTGAACCTTAGTTAAATCTGTATCATTCTGGAATACACAATATAGTCCGGCTGAATTTTCTAGCATTACGCTTTCATCAACGTGCGCTGCTAAATTGTCTATCATTAAGTTGCGATGAATTCTAAGAAGACTACCCCAACCCTCCTTATTTGCCACATAAAGCTTCACGTAATAGTCGCTTTCCCCCTTGACCAATACAGTCTCCCCAATAATAGGCTTAATTCCTTGTTTGTAGGCTGCCTGTTGAAACTTCAAGGCTCCTGCTAATGTGTGTCGCTCCGCTAAAGCAAGGCTCTCTATCCCCAACCATTTAGCTTTCTGGCACCAATCCTCATATGATCTACTGCCGTTACATAGTTCATATCCTCCATGAACCCCCAAATATGGAAATCCGGCAATGTCTTTTGCCTTACCTATGTGCTTTAATAGATTTAATTGAACCTTGTCTGACTTTACAGAACTGTAGTATACTTGTCCCCCGAATGAGAAACAATAGAAGTCTATAAGAATCTTGTCTGCTTCTTTTTGATCTAAGATTAATTCAAAGTTCTCATCGAATATCTTTTCCTTCTTTGGTGAGATGACTAGGTAGTCTTTCTTATCGAGTCTGAATATAATATCTTCTACCCATTCGACATCTAGGTGATTGTCGATGATCCATTTTTTAATTACTTCCATTTTTACTTTTTATTTACTGTTCCAAATGACCAACGGTTATATGGAATGATTGTATATTGTGAGCGAAGTCAATATAATCTTGCCCAAGTCTTTTGAAATCTTCTCGATAGTGTTTGCAGTTACTACACTCATAATGTCCATCTCCCCAACATTTACCTTGTGAATCTCCACGCTCAAAATTATCAGTTGGACAGTTTTCTATTTCAGATATTCTCATTTTTTTACAGTATTCTACTTATCTCACTTGAATGTAAAGGTACGCAAGATTTGTCATTGAACAAAATAAAAACTTGTTCATTTTTCATATCGTATGACTGCAAGGTTCCTATTTGCCCAAACTTAGTATTGAATTGATTGTTCGGGTAGTAATAGAAATACTTGTCAGTTTGCTTGTGGTCTAGTCTTTGGACATCTTCTAATAAGAAGTTTCTAGTAACATTGTTTGACATTACTACATCAACCGAATTGTCGTCAAAATTAACCTTATCGACAACTCCGTAAATTTCATCTTCTTTAAGTTTCAATACAGTTCCTCTATAAGCAAACTTCAATTGCTTATCTGATACATTCACTATGTTGTAGATTAAATTAGGGAATCCGTACTTAGGAACAACTTGCTTCCATACCTGCAAATATTCGTCTTCGCTTTCGATTATGTTTGGAAGACTGTTTTTCTTAGAGATCGCTAGGATGGATGATTTCTTTTTATCCATCAACTTTTTAAAGTACTCTTTGTCGTTCCTTGAAATGTAAATCTTACTTCTTATCTCTAGGCAGATGTATTCTTTTTGAAGCGCTTGAAGAAAATCAAACGTGCTTATGTTACGGTCCTTGTTCATTGTTTTAATCTTTCTTCAATTCTATTTTTACTAATATCAAAGTACTTCTTTTCTTTCTCAATGCATATAAAATTTCTTTTAGTATTTATTGCTGCTATGGCAGTTGTTGAAGAACCAGAAGTCATATCTAAAATAACATCACCTTCATTGGAATAAGTTTTAATCATGTATTCACAAAGTTCTACTGGCTTCTGAGTTGGGTGTATTTTACCAGAACTATTGTGAACGCATTTTATCCCAATGAGTGCCGTATCTGGCATTATTTCATCTGATTGCCGATCAATGTACAATTCCTTTTGCGAACCATAATTGGTTGTTTTAGAGTTTTTTCTATTACCGCTTTTTATCTCCGTAGTCCTTTGTCTTTTTTGAGGATTATATGTAGGAGGTGAATTATAAAAAACCTGAATAGTTTCATGACCACCCATCGGCATTTTTCTTGCATTTAAGTTGCCTGTTTTCAGATTCTTCACCCATGCCCATTCGTACTTATACGATTTTATTTGCGAATGAATTAATGTTGTGGTAAATGGTTGCGCTGAGAACAGGACTATTGCAGCATTTGGCTTACATATCCTCCAAACATGCTTCCACATAACCTCTAGGTTAATAACACTATCCCATTTATTTTGAGTAGTGCCATATGGCAGATCGCATAGAATCATGTCAATAGAATTTGATTCCATATCTGACATTGTGTTAAGGCAATCGTCATTTATCAATAGCCCATGATCGCATTCAAAAATTTCCATTTTTCAAATTACTCTTAATATAACTGGTATTAAAGTCTAACCAGTTCTTTGCGTTATCTAATAGCTCCATCGCTTCATCTTCGTTTATATCATTAGGGTCTTTCTTATCTAAGAAACTTACCTTAACATCAAAATATAGTGAAGCTTTTGAAACTATATCTTTTACTTTATTTAATACATCTGCTTCAAACCAAAACCACAATCTTTTTACCCCCTTATTCTTCAATAGCTGTATCTGATAATCTGAAAGCTTTGCTCCAAACGTAGCGCAACATTTCATTTGATCTTGATGGTCTAAGTAAAGATTTACATCTGTTTTAGTCTTACTAAATATCCCCTCTACCAGTATAACATCTGTTGTCACTCCCTCTATCACCTCATCTATTCCAAACAACGTCTTGGCAAAATCGGTAGTTGAGTTATTATAGCGTAAAAATACTAATTTACTGCCTATAATTCTCTGCCCTTCATTATAAGCATCTATCCACTTTTTACTTTTATCTGATCTCCCTATGTAACCGACTAGCACTCCATTGATTCTAACCAGAAAGGTAACATATCCGCTATTGAATTTCGATCTACCTACTTCAAACTTTTCAAACTGATAATCTTGAAATCCTCTTTTTCTTAGATACTCGTCCTCATATACTCTCTTCCATAATAACGGAGGTTGAATTTCTGGAAGTGTTAAATCTAATTCTTCCCTCTCATCTAGTCCAGCTTCAAGTTTTTCGAAAGCATCTATTTCTCTTTCACTAAGGAATTCCTTACTCCTACCTAAGTGTTTGAGTAGTGAGTATATATTACCAGCTCTTCCGCAATGTTTCTTACGAAAGCAATTGAAAACATGATTGTCTGATAGGCTTATGCCAAACTCATGGAAACCACAAAACGGACAATCAGCATATAAGTTCTTACCCTTATAATCTAAGTGAGCATTTTGTAGTAAGTTCTCTAATTGCTTTTGAGAGAGTTTCATGCTTTTGGTGTATTTCTAATTATCTGCTTTTTCTCATCGTCCCAAAACTTCTTCTTGGTTTCAGCTACGTTTATAAATCTACCCTTCTCTCTTTCCTGAACTATCTTATAGGTAGACGACCAAGTTTGAGTTTTAGAGTGACGCAATTTCTCTTCGTGTATTCGCATCTCATCTTTATCGTTCTCATCGTCAGTCTGATTTAATGTAATACAATATGCGAACGGATCAATAGTAGCTTTCAAATTACTAATGTCATTTCTGGTTATAAACCAATTTGGATTATTCCATTGCTCCCTTTTTATATCACTGGCCTGAGTTACCGTAGCAACGGCTATATTAAATTCAGTAGCTATATTGATGATCTTTTCTCCCACTGCCATCTTCCTTGCTCTTTCTCCCTCTGCATTGGTG